TCAATCTATGAGGGATGCGATGCCGCTCTAGAGGTTCACTTTGGACCAGCCCAAGGGCAAGACGCCCAAACCATCGCCGCTCGCTTTGCTGCAACGTACGGGCATGAGGGCAAGACCGCCAGCTTAGCCAATCCATGCTCTGGCATAAGGTGTGAGGATTGAGCCGCCATTGGCTCTATACTTTATTCATACCAAACGAACCAAACCAATGACCCGCCTCTCATTCACTCAAACCACTCAAAACGCAGTTCGCGAACTAGACCGCCTAGAGGGAGTCAAGAATCGCCTTGCCGGTTTGATTGTTGATTTGCACGGCACCAACAATCCAGCAGCCCAGACCTGGATCAGAGAATATACCCTCCGCCTCAAAGAGAATGTGATTCCAGCCATCGAGGAAGTCAAAGCCTACCTGATCAGTCAAGACGCACTAGTGACCAAGATCAGCAACTGACTCACCGGGGGCTCTGCCCCCACCCCATCCAAATCATTTTTTATTTTCAATGACCCCTTCCATCTTCATCGATACAGAGTATTACTCCTCAGCCGTTGACGCCATCGTGCTCACCCCCCGTAGAACTCAGATCGCCTGGAAGTCTGGATCAGTCTCAGCCCATACCGTCCGCCTCCGTGATCAGGTTCGTTTCTACATCCGCCACCTCTTCATTGATGAGTCACTGAGCTACGGGCAATACGCTAACAGCGTGCTTGACAACCAATTGCTCAACTGATCCAAGCTCACGGCACTCAGCCCAATCCGTTCTAAACTAAAGCATACCAAACAAACGAACATGCTCGACATCAACGAACAACTCATCTGGCTCCGTTCACGCGTTGCAGAGCTAGAGCAGCAGGAACGATACGATGACTGCGACGCTCTCTTTGCTGAATTCTGTGAATGGTTCGTCACTGGCTCCGATGCTGACAACACCGTGCTCTTAGCCCCCGCTCCAATCAACTAAGAATCACAGCCTCCCGCTAAGGGGGGCTTTCTTTATGGCTCATCGTTCGTGATCGGCAGTCATCCCATTCGTTCGTGATCGACAGTGATATGGCGTTGCGGTCCATCGATGGTGGGCGGCGTTACCCCGTATATAAAAAAGTACCTTCTCGTAAGCTATAAAAGTAAACAGCGACCTATACTTATCGCTACTTAAAAAATTCTCCCAGGGATCTCTACGCTCTCAGAGTTGACTCTATATTATTCCGAGTTCTCAATAAGAGCCCCATAAAAAAATCCCCCAGGTACCCAAAGCCCCAGGGGATCTCTTTTAAGTCTTAATGTCTTAGAGCCAAAAGCGACAAAGCTATTTAGTACTCTAAAAAGTACCTATTAATCTCAAAGAACTTAAAGGTGTCTTATCAACCTCCACAAGGCTAGTCTACACATAATACAGACACTTGTCAAGCCAGTGAGCAAAGCTCACAACGAGCGAAGCGAGTTACTGTAAGATGTGTTATAATGCTTTGAAACGTGAATGAGTCTCTCCCTATGCCTGTCTCTAAGATCATTCAGCAACCAGCAGAGGAAATCAGCACACTCACTGAGAGCTTCGATATGGTCTATATGGACCCTCCGTTTGGTTTGATGAGGGATTTCACCATGGTAGAGGAAGACGGCACTCAGAAGGGCTTCCAGGACCAGTGGAACAGCTTTGAGGAGTACATCGAGTGGTATGCAGATATCATCCAGTCTGCTTGGTCTAAAATGAATAAGAATAGCTGGATGTACTTGCATAATAACTTCGAAGGTAATGCACTTGTACTTGCTGAACTACCCAAAGAGATTCGTCGGTGTTATTACACGAATATCTCTTGGAAGCGTTCAGGTCCTAAGAATAATATCAAGAATGGTTGGGGTAATATCGTAGATTCCATTATGGTACTCCGTAAAGGTTCCCCTTACTTTGAGGTTGAGTATACTGACTTAGATGCTAAGTATGAAAAGAATTCCTTTAAGAATAAGGACTCTAAAGGTTTCTATGCTCTCGCTAAGGTCTCTGGAGAGAAGAGTCGCCCTTGTCGCCGCTTTGAGTATAAAGGGTACAATCCAGTATATGGTTTCCGTATCAGTGAGGAGATGCTCGCAGGGCTGGATGCAGACGGGAGGATACACTTTGGTAGCAATAACTTATATAAGAAGATCTACTTGGATGAGAGTAAGGGAGTACCCGTTCAGAACCTCTGGGATGATGTATACTTTATATCTCGTTCAGAAGCTAATAAGAGGAAGTATCCCACACAGAAGCCTTTGAAGTTATTAGAGAGAATCATCAAGTCTTCTTGCCCTACAGATGGTTGGGTCTTAGATCCTTTCTGTGGATCAGGTACTACAGCTATTGCCGCGTACTCTTTAGGAAGAAATTGCGTTACCATGGACATTAACCCAGATAGTATTAGATTAGCTACGGAGGGCGTAGAAGAGCTTAACAGTCAGGGGACGCTCACCAGTTTCTTTGAGTAATAAGAAATAACACATAGACGCTCTCAGACGCTTGGTGTTCCACGAGGGGAGTATTCCATATGAGACTGATTGTAGAGGTCTTACAGAGGCATATAGAGGGGTCTTAGAGTCTTATACGGTACATTGGGTGCTTAGAGGTCTTCTTTTTTTGGTGGCGAACCCTTTTTAGTACCCTAGGGGCTACGCCCACCCTTTTGCTAAGTGTCCTATATAAAGTACAACTGAATAGATTAACGTTATGGACAGAGACCAACGATTTGTAGTCGAACTACAAGAAGACGTTGCCTCTGGTGAACTGGTCCTTCCGGTTCCACAAATAATCTTAAATGAGATGGGTTGGTACGAAGGAACTGAGCTAGAGTGGACCGTCGAAGGGGATGAGCTAATTCTACGTGAGATTGAAAAATGATCTATGAATCCCTATACCACATTTATGTGAACGATAAGTGTGTGAAGCACAATTTACAGGAAAGTGAATTTCGAAAGGAAATCCAATTTATCCGGGCATTCCTTGAGTTGACGGATCTTGATAATGGTGCTATTGTGGATTATGTTCGATGCGACCCACCTCAAGAATCTCTTGCTGATGGGTCCTATTGAACGACTAAACTAGTTTGAATTGAAACGTTTCATTATTACTAACTGTTATGGCTAAAGGATTTACTGTAAAGGCTAAGGAACCCCCCAAGGGTCAAGAAGCTGCGGCTGCTGTTGAATGGGATTATGAAAAGGCAAAAGAAATGCTCCGAGGTAAGAGCATTGTATTCTGTCTCCCAGGTCGTGGCGTTAGCTACATCTATTTGAAGAACTTTGTTCAAATGTGTTTTGACTTAGTTCAAATGGGAGCATCTATTCAGATCTCTCAGGACTACAGCTCAATGGTAAACTTCGCACGTTGTAAGTGCCTAGGCGCTAACGTACTACGTGGACCCGACCAGATTCCTTGGGATGGTCGCTTGAAGTATGACTATCAGCTTTGGATTGACTCAGACATCATCTTCAATACTGAGAAGCTCCTACAACTTGTTCTTATGGATAAGGACATTGCTACTGGTTGGTATTGTACAGAAGACGGTCGTACTACTTCCGTTGCTCATTGGTTAGAGGAAGACGACTTCGCTAAGAACGGCGGTGTTATGAACCACGAGATGGTTGATGGTATCTCCAAGCGTAAGAAGCCTTTCACCGTTGACTATGCTGGTTTTGGTTGGATCCTAATCAAGAACGGTGTATTTGAGAACCCCGAGATGAAGTACCCCTGGTTCGCTCCTAAGATGCAAGTCTTTGATTCAGGCAAAGTACAGGATATGTGTGGAGAAGACGTCAGCTTCTGCTTAGACGCTATCGCCGCTGGTTATGAGATCTGGTGTGATCCCCGCATCCGTGTTGGACACGAAAAGACCAGAGTTATCTGATCCGCCCCCAAAGGTGGTATAATACAGGGAGCCGAAAGGCTCCTTTTTTTATTCGTTTGAAATCTACCCCATTCACCCCTTGACTATGGAACAGGTATACGATATAATTATTGAAGGACAGACGGTTCACAAGGGCGTCTCGCAAGAGGTCTTCTTTGATGTGATGTCTGATCTCTCAAATGCTTACTATAAGATGGGCTTTCCAGACCCATCAACCATTTCACACACTACTTACATAAAGGAATCCTAATTATGCTCGGAAAGACACAGGTAAAAAACGAAACCCCTGGTAAGAAGACCCGTCAGGGTCGTTCCAACCGCACGAAGCTCTCTGCAACGAGCCGGAATGTGAAGAAAAGGCGGTATCGTGGGCAAGGACGCGGCTGATTCGCATCTTTTTTTTCAAAACTAACCCTTTTGGGACCCTAGGGCTTCGCCCCAACTAAATAATTATGGTTCCAAAGGGACTTTAGACTGACTAATGGGATAGGAACCCCTTAAAAAGTTCTAAAATGTACTTATTTTGGACAAAACTTATGGGAAGACCAGTAGATCGCGTTGCCGGTGTCGTTTTAGTAACAGATTATGGCGCTTTAGACCGCGCTTTGAGGCAAAGAGACCGCCAAGCAGCCGAAAAAGCCGCCACTGAAGCTAAAACCGAAGAATGAAGTGAAAGGATCCCTTGTTTAGGGGTCCTTTTTTTATGGGTTCATAAATAAATATAAATATCCCGACTGAAATGGCGGAAATCTCACGTATTTCTAGAGCATTCAAAGATATTAGTCTCTCCTTCCAACCACATCCGGTTACGGGAGACCTTCCGGTGCTAAAAAATGAGCGAGCTATTATGCGCTCAGTAAGAAACATCGTAGAAACGATTCCTGGAGAGAAGTTTTTCAATCCAGATTTTGGTTCTGACGTCAGAAGCCAGCTTTTTGAGCTAGTTGACTTCGGTACTGCCGAAAACGTACGTATCCAAATCGTAGAATCCATTTCAGCTTACGAGCCGAGAGTCAATGACTTGAAAGTATTCGTACAACCAAGACCAGATACCAACGAATTTGAGGTTGTGGTCAATTACAACATTATCGGACAGTCGTTTCCAACACAAACGTATACATTCATCTTAGAGGCTACTAGGTAATGGCTTTTACTAAGTTTACCAATCTAGATTACGATCAAATCAGAGCATCTGTAAAAGATTATCTTAGAGCCAATTCAGATTTTACTGGATTTGACTTTGAGGGGTCTAACTTCTCTGTACTAGTTGATACTTTGGCTTACAATGCCTACATCAACTCAGTCAACGCCAATATGATTGTGAATGAGTCTTTCCTAGATTCAGCCACTCTAAGAAGGAATGTTGTATCATTAGCAGGCAACATTGGTTACTTACCAATGTCTACAAGAGCTGCGGTTGCAAAGGTTACTTTCACTGTATCGACCACAGTTGATACCCCCACTCTAACCTTGAAAGCCGGGTTGGTAGCAGTGGGTGCGGCGGACGATACAGACTTCCTATTCTCAGTCCCGAACGACATTACAACTACGGTAGAGGATGGTGTAGCTGTCTTCGGTACAGTAGAAGAACCTATTGAGATCTTCCAGGGAACTTACCTACAGAAAGCATTTGCATATGATGGATCTCTCGATCAGAGATTCATTCTAAGTAATAATAAGATCGACTATACAACTCTAAGAGTATTCATTCAAGACCAGAATGAGCAAGGTCGTGGAAATATGTGGAACCGTTCCGATAATATCATCGGAATCAAAGACGATAGCGAAATCTTCTATCTCAGCGAAGTTGATAATGAGTACTATGAGCTTATTTTCGGCGATGGTATCTTCGGTAAGAAGCTACAACAAGGGCAGACTGTAAACAGTTCATATATCGTCACTGACGGCAAGGACGGCAATGGTCCTTCTAGGTTCTCTTTCACAGGTTCTATTGCGTCAGCAAATGGCGTCATCATTACCTCTAGCACACCCGTCGTTATAACCACTCTAGAAGCCTCTAGAAACGGCACAAACATTGAGACCATACAATCTGTAAAGTACTACGCTCCCAAGCAGTACGCAGCCCAATACAGAGCTGTGACGGCACGTGACTACGAAGCCATCATCAAAGAAGTTTATCCAAATACAGAATCCGTTTCTGTTGTTGGTGGTGAAGAGCTTGATCCCCCACAATTCGGTAATATCATCATTAGTATCAAACCTAGTAATGGTACTGATGTTAGTGATTTCGACAAAACCGTTATTTTAGAGAAATTGAAGCAATATACGATTGCTGGTATGAACCAGAAGATCGTAGATCTCAAGATTCTCTTTGTTGAGCTTGAAAGTGCGGTCTACTATAACGAGACTCAGACACCTTCTGCTAATAGCTTGAAAGCGGAGGTAATCAGATCACTTGAAACATACTCTTCTAGTATTGACCTAAACAAGTTCGGTGGAAGATTCAAGTATTCTAAGGCTCAGAAGGTTATTGACGACACGTCTATGGCTATCACGTCTAACATCAGTAGAGTGCTCATCAGAAGGAACCTAGCTGCTGCTCTAGACACGTTTGCTCAGTATGAGCTATGTTTCGGTAACGGCTTCTACATCATCCCAGGAGGGGGCTCTATCAAGTCCACAGGCTTCCAGATCTTCGGTAACAGTCAAACCATCTATCTTACCGATATCCCCAATACAACGGCATCTGGTGCGCTTGATGGAAGCGGCAAAGGTAAGATCTCATTCATCAGTGAGAAGTTTGACGCAGAAACTGGTAACGTTGGTTATACCGTAGTTGTTGATGAGGCAGGAGTCATTGATTACACCAAAGGTGAGATTCAACTCTTCACAACACGTATTAGTTCAACCAATAAGCCCAATAGAGTAATCGAAGTTCAGGCATATCCACAATCCAATGACGTACTTGGATTGAAGGATCTTTATGTCTCATTTGACGTTTCTGCAAGTGAGATAAATATGGTTAGGGATACGATTTCTAGTGGTGAACAGATCTCTGGTGTCGGATTCTCAGTAACGTCAAGTTACGGAAATGGAAAGCTAACAAGGTAAAAACAGGTATCTCATTATGATTGGTACTGGTATTGATGTGAGGGTGAAGATTCAGGATATTGTCTCTTCCCAACTTCCAGAGTATATTCGAAGTGATTCCCCACTAACTGACGACTTTTTAAAGCAATTTTATGTCTCCCAGGAGTTCCAGGGTGGCGCGATGGACTTCGCGACCAATTTGGACCAGTATCTTGACCTAGCTAACCTTACAACCGAAGCCATTTCCGGCGAATTCTTCCTTACCCAATCCATTTCCGAGGAAGATAGCGTAGTATTCGTAAATTCCACTAAAAGCTTTCCAAATGAGTGGGGTTTATTGAAGGTTGATGACGAAATTCTCACATATACCGGCATCACAACCAATTCATTCACGGGTGTTATCCGTGGATTTAGTGGTATCACCAGTTATACCGATCCATCCAACCCAGCAGAGCTAGTTTTTGAGCAAACTACTGCTGCTAGCCACGAAATTGAAGCATCTGTAAAGAACCTAAGCACATTATTCCTAAAAGAGTTCTACGAGAAGATCAAATTTACGTTTGCTCCTGGTTTCGAGAACATCGAAGTCAATAGTGAAATCAATACTGGAAACTGGATCCGTCAAGCACGTTCTTTCTACCAGACAAAGGGTAGTGAAGAGTCATTTGAGATTCTATTCCGTGTTCTATACGGTCAAGACCCAACTGTTATTGATCTAGAGCAGTTCTTGATCAAATCTTCTGATGCAGCTTATTCCAGAAGAGATTTCTCTGTTGCAATTCCAATCGAAGGTAATCCTTCTGAGCTAAAAGGCAAAACAATCTTCCAAAGCAACGATGTAAGCGTATTTGGTGCTGTATCTGAGATTGAGCCGTTTACTAGAGACGGAAGACTATATTACAGACTCTACTTATTCGTCTCTAATGACGAAATCAAGAATGAGAGAAAACTATTCACCATTCCCGGCAGAACCAAGGCACAAAGGGCGTGGAAGCAAGGTGATACTACAATTACCGTAGACACCACTATTGGTTTTAGAGATAATAACGAATTTATCACCCAAGACGGCACAATCTTCAAATATGAGGAAAGGACTGTAAACCAGTTCCTTGGAGTTACTTGTTCTGACCTAGAAAAGACGATTGCTATCGGAGATGAGATCATTGATGATATCACCGTATTCGGAATCAACGATAAAGGTGAAGAAGTCAGACTAAGACTAACAGGCACACTATCAGATATCTCTTTTGATGAGGATGGCGTCCCATTCACCAGCATTGGTGAGAAGATTGTAGTAGATACCTTGGGAGAGAACATCCTACCTGCTACTGCGACTAGAGATGCCCAAGATTATGCTGATATCGTTGCTAACAGCTTCATCTATAACACCAGTGTCCGTTTTGAGGTACTTGAGACGAATGGTAGTACATTCAGCATCAATGCTTCCTATTTGGACAAGTCATATATCAATGAGGGTGACTTTGTTGACTTCTTGACCAGAAACTCCCAAGAAGTTCTCTTGGAGAACAGAGTAGTAAATAGCGTTGACTTCTTGAACGCAACAATCACTGTTAGTGATACATCTGGTCTACCCCTCAATGCTCTAATTGATATTAGAAGAAAGCAGAACTTTGCAACTAGTTCAAATACCAATATTGATTATGGTAATGATGCTGTTCTAAGTAACGTCATCAACTTGTATGATGCAAGGGAGTATGATTCCAATTTCTATGTTGCTACTAACTCACTACCATCTTACGAGATGGATGTTGAGGTTATTGAGAGTGTAATCTCTGGTATCACCACAACAAACTTTGAAGAGTTTGATAAGTTTGAGGATGTTTTCAATACTCTTGTATTTGAGACTCCAGTACCATTCCTAACCGGCGACCTAATTAGGTATACTACCAATTCAAAGGTAACCACTCCGATTTGTGAGATCAGTGAGTACTTTGTTGAAGTATTGAGTGATCCCAGAAAGATCCGCCTCTTCATCTCACCTTCCTTCATTGGTAGTACTAATGCTGTTGGATTCAACGGTGTAGTTTCTCCTGGTGACCACATCTTCACTCTTGCAACTCAGAGTGGTAGAGAGATCAGAAGCCAGAGAACTTACAGAAAGATCCCTATTAGTGATACACAGTTATTACAGAACATCACCATCTCACGTACTCCAGTAGAAGTAGATCCTGGTACTGTTGCTGTACTCACTAATGGTGTTGAGATTCTATCTTACAAAGGTGCTAGCAAGGTATACCTTGGTCCTATCGTAGAGGTGGATCCAGTTGCTGGTGGACGTGGTTACAGCGTAACTAGCCCCCCTGAGATCATTATTGAAGATCCCGATCTACAACTAGTTGCTCCTACTACCGTTGGTCCTTCTACTGCCTATGTAACCCCTGTTATCAAAGGTAAGCTAGAAAAGATCCTAATTGACCCACAAGACTTTGACGTTGATAAAGTATTCTCTATCAGTGTAGTTGGTGGTAACAGCCCTGGTGCATCTGCTATTCCTCTAATCGAGAGAAGACGTCGTTCGGTTCCTTTCGATAGTAGAATCGTTGCTCTTGGTGGTGGTATTGATGCTGAAGACGAATCAATCCTATTCCTAAACGATCACAAGTTCTCACTTGGTGAGGAGATTGTTTATAATAGTAAGGGTGCTCAGAGTATCTCTATTGCTAGAGCTGGTGGTACAAACAGTGGAAGTGCAGCAAACGTCCTAGCTGACGGTGGTATTTACTACTGCGAACCACTAAACTCACGTACAATTAGAATCTACCCAACACAGGGTGATCTACGAGCTGGTGTCAATACAGTTGGATTTACCTCAACTGGTAATGGTTATGGTATTCAGTCATTCGATACTCTATCTAAGAGTAGAATCACTGGTGCTACAATCATCGAAGACGGTGGTGACTTCTACTACCGCAATATGCAGTTCCGCCCTGAGAACGTCTTTATTGAGTATGACGAGATCCGTTATCCCAAGCACGGATTCAATTCAGGTGAATTGGTTGAGTACGGCAACACAGAGACGTCTATCGGCGGCTTGAGCACCTCTAACCAGTACTACGTAGAGAAACTCACCGACGACAGCTTCAAGCTCGCTGACGCGGGTATAGGCGGTACTAGCAAGTTTGACTATGATCGCAAAGATTTCGTCAACTTCACATCTACTGGTGTAGGAACACACAATGTAAAGTATCCCGACGTTGTCGTTGATATTGTTGTATCTTTCGCATCAACTGTAACTGGTATCATTACAGCAACTCCATTCATCCGTGGTGAGATTGAATCCACTTATGTTGATGAAGGTGGTTACTATGGTTCTGATATCCTAAACTTCCAGAAGAATCCCAAGGTAACTACTGTTAGAGGTGAAGGAGCTAGATTGACTCCTGTTGTGGTAGAAGGTGAGATCATCTCAATCCTAATTCTATCCAAAGGTATCAACTACCCAGACTCCCCTGATGTTATCGTTACTGATCCCGAAGGTGGTGGTCAGGGTGCTGTACTTCGCGCAATCGTTGTAGACGGCTCTATTGAAGAGGTACTAATCCTATCCCCAGGTCTTGGGTACAAGCAAGAGACTACAAAAACTACTGTAGTTGATCCTGCTGACGGTGCTATCCTAACTCCTCGTATCAGAGACCTATCAGTCAACCTACAAGAGCGCTTTGGTTTCCAGAGTCTAATCGACAACAACTACGCTATCGTATCTTACGATAGAACAATCAGAGAGAATGTTTATAATGACGTAGGTTTCACTCACTCCCCAATCATCGGTTGGGCAAATGACGGTAACCCAATCTATGGTGGTTTCGCACTAGATGATCCTGAGAACTTCAACTCAGGCTTCAGAGCGATGAAGACTGCTTATGAGTTAGATCCATCAATTATTGAAGGTCGTCCTTCTGAGTTCCTATATCCTTCTGGTTTCTTCGTTGAAGACTTCAAGTATGTTGATAATGGTGACCTTGACGAGTACAACGGTCGCTATTGCCGTACTCCCGAATTCCCCAACGGTGTTTATGCATACTTCGCTGGTATCTCCACCGATGCACAGTCACTAGAAAGAGAGCCACAGTTCCCTTACTTTGTTGGTCCTAAGTTCCGTGATGCTCCTATCAGATCCAGATCTGGTGATGTAGATCAAGACTTCAACATCAATGATAAGCCCATTTACCGTAACACACAGCCTTATGCTGTCGGTAATCCTTTTATGGGTTCTGAGTTCCTAGATCAGTCATACCTATTTGATACTCAGGAAGCAATCATTGATACCATCAAGCAAGGTGGTGTTGATGGTATTGATATCATTGGTGCTGGTGTAAGTTACAGTATTGGTGAGATTGCAGTCTTTGACCAGGAGCAAGATAACCTAAGTGTAGTCATCAGTGAGATTACTGGTAAAGAAGTCCTTAGTGTGATCAACGAGAAGCTTGAGTACACCAAAGACGTTACTAAAATCGTCAGAAAGGACAAGACAACGGTATCTGTTTACGTTGATCCTAAGCACGATTACTTGGATGACGACAGTGTAGTATTCTCTGGTCTAACCACTTCATTAGAAAGTCTAGGTGGAACAAAGCGTATCGCCGTAGACAACAGCTTTATGACGCTGTTCTCTCCAATGGAGGCAAATCAGTTCCCTGGTTATACAGACATCTTTGTAAACTCACTAACCGATAACATCAGCGTAGGTTCTAGTTTGGTTGTTGGTTTCGGTCTAACAACGGAAGGTTGTGAGATCATAAACATCTTCCCAATAAACAAAGCACTCAGAGTATTGCGTCCACTTGGATTGGGTATTAGCTTTGGTATTGGAGCACAACTCAATGTTATTCCTGATCGTTTTGATGTAAGTGTAACTCTACCTGAGTTTGAATCACAGCTAGATGAAGTCTATTACTTCAATCCCCTACAAACTGTTGGTTTTGGTACGCGTGGTGCGGATGGAAAGTCATTCGGTACAGTTTATTCTATCGGAAATATCAATTATAATCTAGACATTCCTGTTGGTAGAATCTTCGCACCTGATCACGGGTTTGTTGGTGTTGAGCCAGCTATCTTCTCCATCGGTGATGAGGATGATGATCGTCTAGTCATTGATGATGGTACTACCATTTCCCCATTACCATCTACCGGTACTACCGAGCAGTTGATCTTTGTTGAGCGTCTATCAAGAGATTACATCGGCATTAGAACAAGTGCTGACGGAAACAACGTATTCATTCCTGGTGGCGGTGAAGACTTACCAACATACAGCATCAGAACAACTCGTTATTCTGAGGGTGCTAATATTGCGCGTCTAGATGCTGTTGTAACAACTGCTACTCCACACGAATTGGAGAATGGTGATGCAATCACTATGAGAATCCTCCCAACAGGTGATAGTGGAGTTGGTACTGATAAAGAAGTCACACTACTATTTGATGAGATCTCACAGTCACTCATCACTAACCCAAGGAATGTTGAACCAGTCGGTATTGATACAGTAGCAAACATCATCAATATAGAGTCTCACAACTTTGTATTGGGTGATTATGTCCTATACACAAGTGTTGGTATTGAATCTGTCGGTGGTCTTGAGTTACATCAGAAGTACTATGTTGTACCTTTTGATAGTAACCGCTTCCAGCTTGCTGAGACCTTTGAGGACATTAAGCCTGGTTCTGAGTTGATTATTGACCTAACATCTGTTGGCGTCTCTACTCATACATTATCACTAGTCAATCCTAAGATTGCCGTAACAAAAAACAACAACATCAAGTTTGACGTTAGTGATCCATCACTACTCGGTTACGAGTTGAAGTTCTTCTATGATCAGACTCTAACTGAAATCTTTGAGTCAAACGGTATTGATGACGAGTTCCCAATCGTTGGTGTTGGAACATTGGGTCTTGAGGATGGTGTTAGAACTATCAACTACTCACCCAACAACCCAACTGCCATTTACTACGGTGTAGAGAAGGGTGGTTACATATCAACAGCAGATACAGACACAATCAACAACAATACAGTTGTTCTAATTGAAAGTAACTACAACATTTCTAATAGAATTGTAAACGTTGGTTTGAATACTTTCAAGTACAGCTTATACAATAATCCAGAAAGTACTGAGTACTTTGCTATTGACGCAGACATTCAGTATAAGACATCTTCTAGAAACGCACTTGGTGGAGTAGCTAATACTCGTATCATTTCTAGTGGAGACAACTTTAGTGATCTTCCTGAGTTCATCACAATCAATAGTGAGTTTGGTTCAGCAGCAACGTTGAGAGCTAAGTCGGATTCAATCGGTAAGCTAGCTAACTTCAATATCCAGAACCCAGGTTGGTCCTACTCTGCTGATAACACACTAAACCCCAAAGGTATCATCCAATCCAAGATTGAATTTGGTGATAGTGACTTTATCACTAGCATTGATATCCTTTCAAGTGGTAGTGGCTATCAGAATGCCCCTAACTCAGTCCTAGTAGACGCTGTAACGCGTCAAGTCATTGAGAGTGGATCCATTGAGTTCGCTGTACAAAACAGCGGCATCTCAGAGGTTATTATTGACGTAGCACCTTCTGGTCTATCTAAGAACAGACACGAGCTATTCACCACAAATAACAGTAACGGTATTCCCATTCTAACAATCAACTCAATTGATCAGAACGTTGGTGTTGTTACTTTTGGTATTCAGACTCCTATCCTTGGATATGCAACCAAGCCTTTTGAGGTTGGTGATAGAGTATTCATTGAGAACATCATCTCCGAGTTTGGTGAGTTCGCTAATATGAACTCCGAAGACTATGGTTATTCATTCTTCCAGGTTGTTGATGAAGGAATTGAAGACGGTCGCATCTTTATTGGAGTCAAGTATCCAGAAGAGGCAATCGACAACATCGGCGTTGCTGTAACTTTCCAGGGTGCGTTCTCATCTGTTGTAAACAAGAACATCTATCCTGAGTTTACGGTCAACCAGAACACCGCGATCTTGATTGTTGGTGAGCGCGTATCAATCATTGACGAATTGGGTAATGCTGCTGATACCGACTTGGTTGTTGAGCAGTCAAACACCAACTTCTTCAAGGTAAGAGGTGGATACGACATTCTTCCTGGAGACGTTCTAAAGGGTAATGTTAGTGGTATCACGGTAACCATAACTGCTATTGATAGTTCTGAGTGTCGTTTTGAAATCGGTGCTGTATCAAGAATCTCAACTGGTTGGAACAATCAGACTGGATTCCTAAACGAGGAGTATCAGGTAACACCAGACAACGATTACTACCAGAACCTATCTTACTCTATCAAGAGTGAGGTTACATTTGAAGAAATGATCGGTCCAATCAACCGATTGGTACACCCTGCTGGCTTGAAAAACTTTGCCGACGTCAAGTTGGAGAGTTCTGCTGGTATTGCGTTCACATCATCTACCGGAACTTCAATCACAGTTGATCTAATCGGTCTAACTGACGTTGAACTAACCCCATTGCGTGTTGATAGAATCAACAACTTTGACTTGGGTTACGATCAGAACGTAAGAGATAACATCACCAATGCTATTCGTTTCAACAGTAGGACTCCTAACAAGAGACTAACTGACTACATCGAAGTAAGAACCAACCGCGTTCTATTACACGATGATATCAGTAACGAGTTCATTGACGCTGATAACGTACGTTCACAGAAGGAATACATTGACTTCAACGTAATCAACAGTCTCTACACCAGAGGATTGCTTCAAGTAAGAAACCCATTTACAGATCAGGTTGAACTAACTGAGATTATTGCTCTTACTTACGATAACAATGCTTTCACCTTACAGAAGGCAATCGTTTCTGATAATGAGAAAGGCTACGGTACTTTTGAGGCAATCGCATTACCAAGTACTGAGTATACAATGCGATACACGTCTGATGACCAGGAAGAATTCGACGTTGACCTAAAGCTATTCACAAACTCATTCACGTTTGAGGATGAGAGCTTCAAGCAGATTGGTAACGCACAACTAGGTGGTCTAGAGAGATCTATTGAGAGTGGATCACAGGCAATCGTATTTACTGCATCTAGCGAGCAGATTGAGGCGATCTCCTTACAGGTCACTCTAATCGACTCCAGGGATCAAGCATCCTATGTTGAGATATATGCCTTCCGCATCAGAGATGACGCCTTCCAGGCGATCTACGGCTTCAGTGGTAACACGTTGAAGAACGTCAACGAAGATTTTGTTGGTGAGTTCAATGTAAAGGTTGATAGCGTATCTGGTGCTGATGTATTATTGGTTGAATATCAGAACACAAGCGATGGCACTATCCTACTTACTACCAAGTCAACTGAGTTCTCCGAAACTACATTAGGCTCAACTCCTTACCGTTTCAAGCGTGGTAACATCCCTGCTGGTACTGAGAGAAGTTTGATTCTAGATTCCTTGAGGAATGTAGGTCCTGTAACTAGCCCCATTGAGCTTGCAAGATACGATAGTGGATTGTTCCAGTCAGTTAGATCTTTGGTCTACCTAAGAAACGATACATTCGCAACCATCCAGCAAGTGATGTTTGTAAACTCTGCTGGTTCAACATACACGAACGAGTATCCATTCATAACCGAGGGTGACGGCATCCCTGGTCCTGGTATTGGTACATTCGGTGCAGAGGTTGTTGGTCCCGATATGGTACTCTTCTTCTACCCAGACACAAACCTAGCTGGTGGTAATATCTCAGCTAACGTTTACAACGAAACAATTTATAGAGACCTTGATAGTCTAAACTATAGAAACATTCCCCTAGTCTATGCACAGTCAGAAGAAACCTACTTCATTGACCGTTTCATTGCTCCTCTCGGGCAGAGAACAAACAATGTGAGGTTCCCTCTACGTTATGAAGGTATCCCAATCTATCAGAAGACAATTGATCCTGCTACTGATTTGATTGATATTGGTTCTAATGGCTTCAACGTAATTGATAGCCCAGACCACTTCTTTAGCACAGGTGAGAGACTATTCTATACACCAGAGTCTTCTGTAAAAGAACTTGCATCTGAAGCGATTGATATTCAGTCAATCAATATCCCAGGTATCGGTATTACTACCAAGATGCCTAATGTGGTCTACGCAATCAAGAGAGACCTCAACAGATTCTCTGTTGCTGGTACTTATGATGATGCAATCAACAGAGATGCACTAATCATCACCGGTATTGGTTCTGGTAACGCCCACACATTTGAAATGTCTCAGAAGCTTGAGAAGACAGTCATCACAATTGACGGTGTTCTACAGTCTCCTATCACATCTTCGAATAAGGTCTACACGTTGGATGAGACCATCGATGAGACAGAGGAACTACTAACATTGGCTGGTATTGGTACCATCTCAGTTGGTGATCTACTACTAGTAGGCGGTACTGAGTTCGTCAAGATTGATAACGTTGGCTTCGGTACTGGTACTGAGGGTCCTATCAATAACACGGGTACAACACCGTTGATTCGTGTTGAGAGGGGAGTTGTAGGTAGTATCGCGACTAGCCACACTCAGGGCGCTTCTATGGACCTCTACAGAGGTTCCTACAATCTAGTTGCAAGTGATATTATCTTCACAGAGGCTCCTTCTGGTAAGGGTGCTCTTACAGTCAACGAAAACAACTTGGTTGAGTTCAACTCATCTTTCCAGGGGAGAACATTCCTACAAAGAGAGTATGATAAGATCGCGGTCTTCGATGATATCAGCGACAAATTTGATGGCGAGACTTCTGCTTTCACACTCACATCTGCTGGTAGCACCATCAACGAAATTGAGAATGGAAGTGGACTACTTCTAATCAACGATATCTACCAGACACCAACAACTGATAACAACGAAGGTAACAACTACGAGTACGCATACAACCCAGTCGCGGGCATCAACTCAGTAATCTTTACTGGTATCACATCCGAGAATGGTGATCAAGTTCTATCTGAATTTGACGTAAACCAGAACCAGATCCCACGTGGTGGTCTAATCGTTTCCTTGGGTTCAACTCCTGGTCTAGGTTATGCTCCTCTATATGGCGCATCAATCGAGGCAGAGGTTAGTGGTGGTGCAATCACAGGTATTATCACTGAGAACCAGATCGGAGTAACTACCGATATCAAGTACGCTGATTATGATAACGAGACTGGTGAGATGGTCGTCACTGCATATGGTGAGCCAACAACCGCTAAGATCAACATCGGAGTAGCGACATACCAGAACATCTCTGGTCAGCTATTGATTGAATCCCCAGTATCACTATCCAGCATCAACCTTGATGAAGGCGACGTTGTCGTCATCGAAGGTCTAGAATTTGATTGTGCTGGATTATCTACTGAGAGCATCCCTGTAGTCAACGCACCTTACGATCACGTCAGTGGAATTGTTACTGTAACGTTATCTTCACCCCACAACAGTGAGATTGGTGAGCGCATTGTACTAACTGGTCTAAACTACGTCTGCAACAGCTATCAGCTAAACGCAGTTGATATCATAGATGCACCATACGATGATGTAACTGGTATTGTAACCATCACGACTGCAATTCCACATACACTAGTTCCTAGCGACACTGTTCAGCTACGTGGGTTGGAGTATGAGTGCAACGGTACTTCACTAGAAACATTCAACGTACTCGATGTACTCTATGACTACACGACTGGTATTACAACAGTAACATTAGATGGGGCACACGGAAGCAGGACTGGCTGGAGAATCCAACTATCAGACATCGAGTTTGATTGTGATGGCGCATCCCTACGCACACTAGATGTAACAGATGCTCCTTACGATAGCACCACTGGTTTGGCTACAGTCACATTCTTCGGTAACCACTTGGCTTCTGTTGGTGAGAGAATGCAACTCTCTGGTATTGAATATGAGTGCGAAGGTACTTCATTCGTCACACTCAACGTTGTTGATGCTCCATACAACGCAACAACCGGTAGAGCAATCATTGACTTGGATGCTCCACACAATCAGGTTGTTGGTAGTCGCGTCCAGTTGAGTGGTATTGAATATGAGTGTGCAGGCACGTCACTATCAACTCTTAACGTATTCAACGCACAATACGACAACACAAGCGGAATCACCACACTTACATTCCTAGCTAATCACGACAGTGAAGTTGGCGACAGAATCCAGTTGAGTGGTTTGGAATTTGATTGTCCCGATTCACTAGACATCTTCAACGTTCTTGGTGCTGGATACAATAACGCAACTGGTATTCTAACCGTTCGTTGTTCTACCAGCAACGCAAATCTATTCGTTGGTAGAAAGGTCAGACTAGAGAATATCGACTTCCGTTGTGCTGTTGGACCTGAGCTAAAAACATACCCAGTCAATCCTGATTTTGAGTATGATGTTCTTACCGTTATTGATGCAACTACATTTGAGATCAACGTTGGTTATTCAACTAGATCTTCAAGCATAATTGCGGCAGAGTTTGATACCGACTCTGGTATCACAACCATCACAATCGACAACCCCGACAAGAGTATTATTGCGGGTGAGCAAGTTCGTATTGATAGTTTGGTGTTCGATGATTCCTACACGGGTACAAACAGATTCTACGACATCACAAACGTAGTTGACTCGACCACGTTTGAGATCAGTAACGAAAGCTCATACGTTTCGTCTGGTGTTGTTACTGCCGATTACGACAACTTAACTGGTATTGTTGAGATTATTCTTACACAAGATGCAGTTGATTCAGTCTCCGTTGGTTCCAGTGTGCTTCTAACCAACTTCAAGTGGGTTTGTAGTCAGCCTGGTATTAGTACATATCCAGTAACACCTAGCTCTTTTGAGGTTCTATCCGTAACTGGTGTTGGCGGAACAATCATCACTATTGGCGCAGGTACAACATCTGAGCCACACTTCTACTATGGTAGTGGTCAGGTAGACATCAACTATTACGCACCTACCTTTATATCTGGTGCTGTTACTCTAGGCTATGAAGAAAACATCTTCCAGTATGATTCACAAGCAACTGCGAAGCTTGGTTTCACAACCACAACTTACCCCGATGGTATCAATGGTTATGAGTTTGAAGTCATTGAAGTTCTAGCTAACAACAGACTTGCAGTAAACGTAGGTCCAAGTTCAATCACACACAACTACGTTTCTGGTGGTATTGGAACCGTTGGTTTCACAACGAACTTCTTCCCTGATGGAACATACGGTTATGAATTTGAGATTCTAAGCGTACCATCAACAACACAGTTGGAAGTTAGCGTAGGCGCTATCCCAGGCATCGTTCACAACTATGTCTCTGGTGGTATTGCAACTGTTGGACTAACAACCAACTTCTTCCCAGACGGAACAAATGGTTATGAGTTTGAAATCTTAGACATCAATTCACCAAACACACTTACGATCAACGTTGGTTCTATCCCAGGAATCACTCATACGTACGTAACCGGTGGTATTGGTACCGTTGGTTTCACAACCGATAATTATCCTGATGGTACAAATGGTTATGAGTTTGAGATTCTTGAAACTCCATCACTAAACACACTTGTCGTAAACACAGGTGCTGCTCCATACCCACATACATATGTCTCTGGAGGCATCGGTACTGTCGGTATCACAACCACCGTCTTCCCCGATGGAACTAATGGTTATCAGTTCGTTGTATTGTCCGTTGGAAGTGCAACTGAGTTCACTGTAAATGTCGGTGCAATCGGCGGCATTGAGCACACATACGTAGGCGCGGGTACAGCATTCGTTGGTTTCACTACAACCATCTTCCCTGATGGTACAAATGGTTATGAGTTTGAGATTACTGATATCCTAGGATCCAGAGTCTTCGCTTGTAACGTAGGACCTTCACCTTTCCCACACGAATACGACTTCGGTGGTGAAGCGACGGTTGGTTTCAACACAAGCATCTTCCCAGATAAGGATCCTGCTTATGAGGTTGTATCAATCGTCAACGACAACATATTCTCAATTGATGTTGGTAGTATCATCAGAATCCCCCACACATACATCGGTGGCGGTACATTCCAGAGACACGAACCATTCTTCTTTGGAGCAGACGGTCAGCAACCTGAGTTCGTCTACTTGAATAGAATTGAGTTCAGTTGCCCTAGCCCAGAAGGTGGTGGATACGACAGATCACTCAAGGTTGTTGAAGCTCCATATGATGAGACGACTGGTATTGTAACGATCAAGACTTCCGGTCAGCACAAGAGAGTGGCGGGTAACCTAGTTACGCTTCGCGATCTACAGTATGACTGTGCGGGAACATCCGAGACAACTCTAAACGTCACTAACGTTATCTATGATGACCTAAGTGGTATCTCAACCATCACATTTGATGCAGCACACGGTAGCGAAAATGGTTACTTCTTGCAGCTAAGTGGTATTGAGTTTGATTGTGCTGGTACTTCACTAACCACACTAACCGTACTTGACGCACCTTACGACAACACAACCGGTATTGTTACCGTCTTATTTGACGGAGAGCACAAGACTTCCACGGGTCAGACCGTTCAGTTGACTGGTTTGGGTTACACCTGTAACAACACATCACTCACTGAGTTGGGTATTGTTACTGCTAACTACGCGAACCTATCAGGTGTAGTCACCTTAGAAGTTGATGGAGCACACGGAAGACTCTCCGGTGATAAGATCAGACTAGAAGATCTAACATTCTCTTGCGATTCTGGTGGTCTACCTGGATCAAACGTATTCCCAAGACCAGAAGTTGAAGGTACTGAGTTTGAAGTTACTAACGTAATCTCACCAACAGAACTACAAATCAACGTTGGTGGAAACGTCTTCGCGCACGAGTATGAGTTCGGTGGAAGTATGTTTGTTGGTATCACATCAACTATCTTCCCTTCAGGTAACGACGGATACGAATTCACAGTTCTAACCACACCAGACGAAAACACGATCACAATTGGCGTTGGTACATTACCATTCGGTCAAGAGTACGTAACCGGCGGTATCGGAACCTGTGGTATCACCACAACATTCTTCCCCGATGGAACTAACGGATATCGTTTTGAGATCCTTGATACTCCATCACTAACCACCTTGGTTGTAAACACGGGTGCCGCTCCTGGTATCCAGCACACATACGTGTCTGGTGGTATTGGAACCGTTGGTTTCACCACAAGTTACTTCCCTGATGGAACAAATGGTTATGAGTTCCCAATCCAAACTGTTCTAGATAGCTTCACTGTTGAGTTGAATGTGGGTCCTGTTCCAGGAATCGTACACACATACGTAGACGGTGGAACAATGAGCGTTGGTCTAAATACAGACTTCTTCCCAGATAAAGCTGAAGCGTTCCCCTTCGTCTTCCTAGATGATGCAGCTCACTTCCGCGTATTGGTTGGTAGATCTGAATTTGACCACACCTACGTAGATGGCGGAACAATCGGTCAGTACTCAATGAACAATGTTGGTTCTGGTTACAACTTCCCAGTTGTTTCTATTGGAATCACAGAAAAGGGTCACGTAGGAACTGCCGCGTCCATCATCGCGATCCCTGGTCCTGGTGGTGAGCTAACCAACTTTACGATCCTTGATCCTGGTTCAGGTTACACCAACCCATACATTTGGGCTCCTGATCCCAACTACGCGAACCTACCTGTAACGGGTGTGTTCAGAAGATCTACGGGATTCGGTACTGAAACTGGTAACAACCTATTCATCACGTGTGAAGTTGGGGCATCTAAGACAACCGCGATTGGTCGCTCTGAGTTCTTTGAAGTAAGTAACTTTGAACTATCCAACCAAGGTTTCGGATTCCTACCAGGAGACGTTGTTGAAGTTGTTGGACTAGTAACGGACAAGCGTCTATCTGCTCCAATTGAGCCATTCCAAGTAACCATCCTTGAGACATTCACGGATAACTTCTCAGCTTGGAACTTCGGTGAACTAGATTACATCGATAGCGTCAAGAGACTACAGGATGGTGATAGAACAAGATTCCCACTAATCTATAAGGGCGAACCGTTCTCCTTTGAACAGAACCCCGCAGACGAGGAATCATCCGCGATTGACCTAGATTCTATTCTACTAATCTTCGTCAACACAGTTCTACAAGTTCCAGGTCTAAACTACACATTCGACGGTGGTACTTCATTCGACTTCGCACGAGCACCATTCAAAGAAGATGATATTGATATCTACTTCTACCGTGGTAAGCGTAACGTTGACTCTCGTATCGTCACTGAGGTTGATGAATCAATCCGCCCAGGTGATGAACTACAGATCAAGAAGAATGACGCACTAGAAGACACCAAGACTCAGAACATCCGTACCGTTACTGAGATCGCCTCATCTGATACCGTAAGAACTAACTTGTACTTCGGTAATAATGATATTGAGGAAGTCAAGCCACGTGAAGTTGCGTGGGATAAGCAGAAGAGAGACATCTTCATCTATGGTGAAGTCGCACCTAAGACCAGAGATAGCCTAGAGCCTATCATTCGTCCAAACTCAAGTATCATCGCATCTGTTGATAAAGCAGCTACTGAGATCTTCGTAGACAACTCATTCCTCTTTGAATACGAAAGCGAAGTTCTAAGTGACGTGGTACTAAGGGGTCTTACGGGCAGGATGTACAAGAAGCTAAGCTCATTTGAGACAGCATCTCTTGAAGCTGTAGTTGATCCAGACGGATTCATCAGTAGCGTCAACATCATTGATCCAGGCTTAGGATATCCACCAGGCGGTGCCGGTGTTATTGTTTACATCGATCCACCCCCAGGCGTATCCGCACCACCTGATGATCCCAGAAGATGTCAGTTACTTGTTATCTTCAACGCAGCAGGTTCTGTATTGAACGCAGCTATCCTCAACCGTGGTTCTGGATATCTACCCGAGAAGCCACCTCTCATCACTGTTGTTGAGCCACCTCTAACTGAGGGAAGTTCACTAACTAACACAGGCGACTACGAGGACATCGAGAGTATTGAGATTGTTGAAGGATTCAGTGGTATTATCACTGGTATCCAAAGAACAAACGGATCCTCACCGGTTATCGGCAACGGAATCAGATTCTTCTACAAGACTGACTCTGATCAAGGAAACCTCAATGCACTACAACCAGGATACTTTGTTGTTGTGGGAGGAACATCCGTAGGCTTAGGCGTGACCGCGATCTTCAATAGCGCGGCTAACCAAGTCGGTTCAGGTAGATCATTTATTGACTCTGTCTATCAGATTTGGGATCACGTACCGTTCTCACGAGTTGGCTACTTTGATGTTGATACGTTACCACTATCAGATCCCGCGATCGATATTCTTGGTTCTAACGTAGGTCACTTCAGTTGGGGTAGAATCGCAAACATCACACGCGACATTGAGACCTCAATCGATATCCCAGTTGGTAACCAGCTATTCACACCCGATATGGCTAACTACCCAACTATTATCAGGACCGCTGAGGGCTTGAGAAACGAGGGAGGAATCTCGAAGCGAGGATAAGGTTTTGTGAGTGTGTATAAATACCATTACGGACATTTTATACACACTCTGAAATTTATACAATGGCTGCTCTAATTACTGATGAATTTAGGCTATTTAATGCTGACAACTTCATCGACTCAGTAAATGACCCAGATAACTCATACTACATCTTTGTAGGACTACCAAACCCCGTTGGAAACGCGTTTGGTAGAACAGACGATTGGAATGCTGATCCACCAGCGCCAATCGACAACTTTACTTACATTCGTAGTTGTTACGACTGGATGATGTATGGTAGGAGGATTACTCCCGCCAACATTCGCCGCGTAATCCGTCGTATCGACTGGAATAAAGGATCTCGTTTCGAGCAATATCGTGACGACTATAGTGTATTCAACGTATCTCCAAATACGTCAGCAACTAGGCTCTATGACTCAAACTACTACGTAGTAAACAGTGACTTCAGAGTGTATATCTGTTTGAGTAATGGTTCTACTGGTGCTAACCCCAAAGGTAATGGTTCAGAAGATGAACCCACTTTCGTTGATACTGAGCCATCCGCAGCCGGTTCAAGTGGAGACGGATACATTTGGAAGTACCTATTTACAGTATCTCCATCAGACGTTATCAAGTTTGACTCAACCGAGTATATTACTGTACCAAGTAACTGGTTGACGTCAACTGACCCACAGGTCGCTTCTATCCGCGAGAGTGGTAACTCAGAAGTCAACGATAGCCAAATCAAGCAAATCTACATTGACCGTGGTGGCGCTGGCTATGCTGGTGGTGTCGGTCAGGCAATGACTATCATCGGAGACGGTGAAGGTGGTCAAGCAATTGTTGATATCAACTCCGGTACTATTACTAATGCCGTGGTTGCTAAAGGTGGTAAAGGATATAGTTGGGGGCTAGTTGACTTAGGTCCTATCAATGCTAACGCATCAAAAGCCGCCAAGTTAGACGTTATTATCCCCCCATCTAAAGGGCACGGTTATAACATCTATGAAGAATTGGGTACAGACAGGATCCTATTGTATGCTCGTTTTGACGATTCTACACAAGATTTCCCAATCGACACTCAGTTTGCTCAGATTGGTTTGATCAGAAACCCAACAATTAGTGGTTCTGATACTGTTTTCACTGAGAACACATTCACATCTGCAAACTCAATCAAGATTCTATCTAATAGTGGTGGTGTTGAGATTGGCGAAGTAATCGTTCAATCCACAGTCGAAGGTCAGGCTAAGGGCTATGTTGTTTCTTATGATGAAGAAACACAGGTTCTCAAGTATATCCAAGACCGTTCACTATACTTCAACCCAGTTACAGACGATAACCAGGACTATGCTGGTATTAGTACATCAGGTCAAAAGATCCAATTTGAGTCTAGTGGAAGTCCTATTACATCCACCTCTGGTTTCCTAGGATCTATTGATACAACCTTCAATGGTTCAACCATTACAATTGCTAATAAGGCAGTTGAATTGGGTGTTGAGTTCACAAATGGTCTCGCTGATAGTGAGATAAATAAACAAAGCGGGGAGATTCTCTATCTCGACAACCGTCCTTTGGTGCCTAGGAACCCACGCCAAAAAGAAGACGTTAAGATCATTTTGGAATTCTAAACAATGTCTCAGATCAATCTAGATACAAGTCCGTACTTTGACGACTTTGATGCTGATAAGGACTATTATAAAGTCCTATTCAAGCCAGGTTTTCCTGTGCAAGCTCGTGAACTAACGACCTTACAGTCAATTCTTCAAAATCAGATTAGTTCTTTTGGAGAGCATTTCTTCAAGGAAGGATCTATGGTGATACCTGGAAGTATCATCTATAATCCAAATTACAGTGCAGTCATTCTGGAGCCACAGCAGAATGGTATTGATATTTCTTTGTATCTAGATAAATTAGTAGGCAAAACTATCCGTGGTGAAGTAAGTGGTATCACTGCAAAGGTTGTAAACTACTTACTACCCCCTGATGAGGGAATCGTCAGCCCAACAATCTTCATTTCATATTCTGATAGTGGTACCGATGAAGAGACCACACAGTATCTAACTAATGAAGCACTAATCAATTTAGAGCCAGTAACGTACGGAAACACAACAATTACAGCAGGAAGCATCTTCGCTACCACTGTAAACGTTGATGCTGTTACTATTGGTTCTGCTGCAAACATCTCTGATGGTGTTTACTTCCTAAGAGGCACTTTTGTACGTGTTGCTGATAGCACCGTCATCCTAGAGCCTTACACCAACAATCCTTCATACCGCGTTGGTTTACAAATCTCCGAGTCTATTATCACTGCTGGTCAGGACAATAGCCTCTACGACAACGCAAAAGGATTCAATAACTTCTCAGCTCCTGGTGCAGATCGCCTAAGAATTGAAGCGACTCTAACTAAGAAGCCACTAAACGACTTCAACGATAATAATTTCGTTGAATTACTACGTGTTGAGCAGGGCGAAGTCAAGAAGCTTGCCGAAGGTAGTGATTATAACCTCATCAAGGACTACATTGCACAGAGGACTTTTGATGAGTCTGGTGACTATGTAGTCAATGGTATGGGAGTGACCGTAGACGAGTCACTAAATGATGGTATTGGTAATGGTGGTGTCTACACTCTCGACCAGAAGACGTCAGAAGGTTCCGATCCTTCCGATGATCTAGCTATCGTCAAGGTATCCTCTGGTACTGCATATGTTCGTGGTTACGATGTAAAAAACCCAGGAACACAGAACCTAGATGCTCCTAAGCCTAGAAGCACTGAAAACGTAGCATCTGCTGCTATCCCATTTGAAATGGGAAGCCTTTTCATTGTAAATAACGTTCTTGGTACTCCTGTTATTGGTCTAAACAACAATAACAACCTAGTACAATTGTATGATGGTAGAAAGGATGCTTTCGGTGAAGGAACTGGTAGCGTCATCGGCGAAGCTCGCGTATTCAGCTTTGCGTTAGAGGATGCTCCATATGAAAATAACCTTACCCCTTGGACATTATACCTATTTGATCTACAGATTTTCACTTCACTAACTGTAAACACATCAGCCGATGGTAAGATCTTGGTTGGTTACAGAGTGAAAGGTAATAGTAGTGGTGCTACTGCATATGTAAAGAGTGTATCTGGTACTTCAGTTGAGCTAACTCAGGTCAGTGGCGACTTCGCTCGTGGTGAATCACTAGTCGTAAATGGTACAACAGAAAACGCATTTACTATTTCTGAGCTAGTAATCCACAAGGCACAGGATGTAAAGAGTGTATATCAGGAATCATCTAATGATGGTTTGGCTATTGACTTCTCTGCTGATACTAGACTATATCTAAGAAGCCAAACAAACTTTAGCAATCAAGACACCCATACAATCACTTCTGGTGGTTCTGTAACCTGCCCCGGTAGGATCTTTGATGGTTATACCATTGGTGATCTAATCATCTATCAGAAGGAAGGTTTCTCCGTACCCACAATCAACCGTGTAACAGCTATTGCTGCTAACGACCTATCAATGACTGTTGAGGCAGTTGCTGATGTGGTTGATGTTTGTGATGGTACTTTGCCTGCTGCTGATGTTCAGGCTACTGTTGCTACTTCCGATGCTCGCGTATTGAATCAGGATAAGTCCTTCCTCTACGCTCAGATGGAAGAGAGTAATATTGCTAAGGTTGACCTATCCAATTCAAGCTTGACCTTTACCAAGCAGATCAATAACCTAGGTTCTAGTGCTACTGGTAACTTGACGATCAACACATCCGATTTGGGTGTTGATAGTGCAGCATTCCTAGCATTTGACCAGGAAAGATACAGTATTCACTACACTGACGGTACAGTTGAGTCATTATCAGCTAACCAAGTCAACGTCCTATCTACTTCAGTAACCTTCCGTGGTATCAGACCTAGTCAGGGAAATGTAACTGTAAACTGTACTGCTATCAAGAACGAGATTAAGTCCAAGACTAAGGTTGTTGTTAGAAGTACTGAGTTTATCGTAGATAAGATTTCTACTGGTATTGGTACTGCACAAAACATCCTAGAAAGGAGTGATTACTATGGTCTCCGTGTTGATGACGAAGAGATCTCACTAAACGTTCCTGATGCTAAGGAAGTATTTGCTGTCTATGAGTCCACTGGTAGTGGTGCTCCAACATTAGACACACTAGGTTTCGTCAATGGTCTAAAACTAGACACAACAACAGTAGTTGGTGAGCTTGTCCGTGGTACCATTTCTGGTGCTATTGCTAAGCTAGTTAGTGCTCCTACCGAAGCAACTGTTAGAATTGTATACCTCAGTCAAGCTCGTTTTGAAATTGGTGAGCGTGTTGTATTTGATGAGTCAAGCATTCAGACTAACTTACAGCAGATTATTGCTGGTAACTACATTGATCAGACCTCCACATTCACCCTAGACAAGGGTCAGAGAGAGCAGTTCTATGATTACTCACGTCTAGTACGTAAGAAAGGTAAGGCAGCTCCTAGCAGACAGCTACTAGTCATCTTTGATCGCTTTGCTGTACCTGCTAACGATACTGGCGACTTCTACACAGCTAACTCCTACGATGAGCAGAGCTTTGGTGATGGTATGCCTATGTTGCGTCAGGGCACCATCCGTGCTGCTGATACATTAGATTTCAGACCACGCGTTGCTCCTTTCACGGGTACCACTTCATCTCCATTTGATTACAGAAGCCGTGCATTTGGTACTGTTGGTTCTACTGCATTGTTAGTAACCGCTCCAAGTGAGAGTATGATATTGGGTTATGACTTCTACCTAGCAAGACAGGATAGAGTCGTCCTAGACAAGGAAGGTAACTATAAGCTAGTCCTTGGTGCTCCTGCTAAGTTCCCAGCATTGCCTATTGAGGCTGAAGGTGCTATGGAATTGGCTCGTATCCACTATCCACCTTACTTGTACTCCGTTGACGATGCAAAGATCACTCTAATCGATAACAAGCGTTATACGATGAAGGATATTGGTGGTCTAGAAACTCGTATTGAGAATCTAGAAGAGATCACCTCACTATCACTACTTGAGCGTGAGACTGAATCACTCCAAGTATTGGATGGTCAAGGCAACGACAGATTCAAGACTGGTTTCTTTGCTGATGACTTCTCATCATCTTCATTCGTTGATTTCGAAAATGAAGACACCCAGATTGACGTCAATACTGAAGTTGGTGCCCTAGTTGCGTTCAGTGAGTTCGCTACATTGCCCATTCGTTTGAAGTTGGAAGAGGGGACTGATGAGACAGATATCAACCTAAGTGGCGACCTTGCCCTAGTTGATCCAAATACCACCAAGACTGGTGATCTAGTTACTCTCAACTATGATGAGATTCAGTGGATCAATCAGCCCCTATGCTCTAGAATTGAGAATGTAAACCCATTCAACGTCATTCTATACACAGGTAGAATTGCACTAAACCCCCGTTCTGATGACTTTGTTGTTACACGTCAGATTGGTAGCCGTCGTATTGACGTCTTTGGTACTACAACTGGTAGCTTCAACAGAACATTCGTTGAGAGTATTGAAGTAGCACAGTTTATGCGAGAGCGTAATGTTGCTTTCTCTGCTTCTAACTTACGTCCACTAACTCGTTTCTACCCATTCTTTGAGGGATCAGGTGGTATCGATATTGTTCCTAAGCTAGTTGAGATCATAATGCGTTCCGGTACTTTCCAGGTTGGAGAGACTGTACGTGGTTTCAATGGTAATTCACAGATCTTTGCAGCACGTATTGCTAACCCACGTCATAAGACTGGTAACTTCCGTGATCCAATCAGGTCATTTACTCTCAATCCATACAACAGAGAGATCACAATCCCCAACCAGTACTCAACTTCATCAACCACTCTAAACCTAGATATTGACTCCCTAGCGGACATTAGCGATGATAGGTACTTTGGATTACTTGGTAATGGAGTACGCCTTGTAGGCGCTTCTAGCGGTGCTGTAGCAGACGTTGAGAATCTACGTCTAGTTACTGATAGTTTTGGTGAGCTATTTGGCTCATATTTCTTCCGTGATCCTTACACCACACCAGCTCCCGCTTTCCGTTTGAGAACTGGTATCAGAACTTTCCGTCTATCTTCTAGCCCAACTGATGGTACCCCAATCTTGGGTGGTACTAACATCTCATTCGCAGAAACTGTATTTGAGTCATCAGGTACCGTACAGAACAGAAGAACAGAAAGCGTAACTATTCGCGACCTTCCACCCCCACCACCTCCAGTTATTATTGATAACACGGTTACAAATAACTTCACTAACGTTATTGACCGTACTGTTACTATCAACCGTACTATCGATAGAACCAGAACTATCAGACAGACCATTGATAGAACTAGAACTATCAGACAGAGGGTCCGAGTTAGAGACGATGACCCACTAGCACAAACCTTCCGTGTTGATGAGACTGGTGCGTTCTTGACCTCAGTCGATATCTATATGGCGACTAGGGCTACGAGTGATAACCTAACCGTACAAATCAGACCCACTGAGCTAGGAACACCAACCAACTTCATCCTACAAGACTACGCTGAAGTTGTTCTATCCCCTGAACAGGTCAATGTTTCTGAAGATGGTTCAATCCCAACTAACGTTGTATTCCCTTCACCAATCTATCTACAAGCAGGCATCACATATGCTATTGTTCTAGTTGCTCCTACCACAGACGACTACACAGCTTGGATTGCACGTATGGGTGAAGAGAACATCTCTGGTGATGCTGATGAGGCAGGCGGTACAGCTATTATTTCACAGCAGTACCTAAATGGTTCACTATTCAAGTCACAGAACGGTTCAATCTGGACACCTTCACAGTTTGAAGACTTGAAGTTCACTCTATATAAGGCTGAATTCACTACACAGGAAGCAACTGTATTCCTAACAAACCCACCAATCGGTAACCAGACTCGTTTGGGATCCAACCCAGTGAAGACATTACCAAGAAAGTTGAGCGTACCTGTATTCTCAACCTCATATGATTTCCAGCCTGGTGATATTGTTTGTTCCACTATTGCCGCACAACCAGACACAATCAAGGTTAGAAGTGACCTAGAAAGTCTCGGTGGTCCTTGTGGTCTACTAGAAATCACTGATCCTGGTGTTGGTTTCGTTGATGGTAGCTATTCATCCGTTGAAGTTTATCCAATTGATAGCTTGGGTGAAGGTGCAGTTGTTGACGTCACTATTGCTGGCGGTGTAGTTGACTCAGTACTTGTAACCACACAGGGAACTGGCTATAAGGTCGGTGATACCGTTGGTCTAACAACCGCACAGGTTGACGGTGCTGGTGGTGATGCACTACTAACAGTAGAAGTTATTGGTCAGACCGATACCTTATATGTTACTAACGTAACTGGTTGGGAGTCATTCACAGTCAATGACGACATCAAACTACTAAATCCACAGACGGATGATTTAGAGGACGTTGGTGTTGGTGTACGTGGTACATCTATTGTATTTGATGAATTGTTTGACGGTAATGTATTTGAGATGAACATCCCAGTTCACGGTATGCATTCCGACTCAAACTTACTAACAATCATCGGTGTTCTACCTGATACAGCAGGAACAACCATTCTTGAAGACGTTGGTATTGAGTCAAACAGTCTAACTATCACTGATCCATCCGTATTTGAAACCTTTGAAGGGATCACAACAAACAGAGGCTATGCCTATATTGGCGGTGAGATCATCGAGTACACCGATAACGGTAATGGTACTTTAGGCATCACATCACGTGGTATTGACGGAACATCAGTTTCTATCCACGATCAAGGAACAAGAGTATTCCCTTATGAGATCAGTGGCGTATCACTACGTAGAATCAACACAACTCACCTAGTAAACGACGCATCAACTACAGCACTCAAGGCTGCGCGTGATATCAACACGCTACCATTACGCTTTGACCGCGCAGGTAGAGACAATGTAAACAACTTACTAACCTTCAATACTGAAGCACAGGTTGGTTCTGACTCCGCACAATGCTCACAGAACTTCCAGTTCAATAGGATGTTCCCTTCGATTGCTACGTTGACTCCTGGTAGTACAACTTCAATCAATGCAACTGTAAGAACTGTATCTGGTACCAGTGCAGGTGGTAATGAGGCTTCATTCCTAGATCAGGGCTTCACTCCGATCACAATCAATGAAATGAACGTATTCGACACACCACGTCTACTATGTTCCATTATCAACGAGAGAAACTTCCTACAAGATCTACCACAATTCAAGTCATTCACGATCGCAATGACGTTCTCATCATCCGATGCGAACCTAAGCCCCGTGTTTGATATGAATCAGGCTAACTTGATTATCGCTAGATCTGCTCTAAACAAGCCAGTCAGCAACTATGCAGATGATCCTCGTGTAAATGCTGTTGTAGGCGACCCACACTCCTCCTGCTACATCTCCCAGCTAATCTCACTAAGTAAGCCTTCCACGTCATTGAAGACGATCCTCAGCGCTTACAGAGACGCTAGCGCAGACATCAGAGTTCTATATCGCCTCTATACTACCAATGCACCCGGAAGTACAGAGCCAACTTGGGAACTATTCCCTGGTTATACGAATATGATCGACGTTGATGGTGATGGTATTGGAGATACTGTCGTAGATCCTTCTAAGAATAACGGTCTACCAAATGCTCAAGTGAGAGCAAGCGGTAACCTAGAAGTTCTAGAATACCTCTACGAAGTACAGGATCTTCCCGAGTTCTCTGGATTCCAACTCAAAGTTGAGTTCAGTGGATCAAACGAAGCAAGAGCACCATTCCTAAGAGACATTAGAGCCATTGCATTAGCCTAAAATGGAAAAGAAACTGCTAAGGGTAGAGGGATACAACAACCTCTACCGCAATGAGCACGGTAATATCGTCAATAATGACGAAGCAGCTTACCGTGCATACCTAAAAAAGAAAAATTCCACAAAAATAAAAGACGATCAAATCAATTCCCTATCATCTCAGCTTTTGGAGGCAAGAAGTGAGATAGAGGAGTTGCGAGAACTAGTGCGAAAGGCACTAGAGGCTAAATAGATTTGTAAAGACTATACTAAGTCCTATGGGTGCCTACGTATCAAACATTACTATTGATCAAGGTACTGATTTTTCTTCTAGTTTCAAGCTTGACGACGCAGGAACTTCAGTCCCCATTAACCTAACTACGTTTAGGGGTTTTGGTCAACTAAGAAAACACGCCGGGGCAAAATTCGGTGTGGAGTTTGATGTTTTCATTGCTAACCCAAAAAGGGGTGAAATTATAATAAAGCTTAACGCCATACAAACTTCTGCTCTCAAAGAGGGCAGGTATGTATATGATGTTGTCCTTATTAGTAATACGGATAACAAAGTTTATCGTGTTGTTGAAGGTATGGCTCTAGTCAACCCAGGAGTAACCGACATGCAAAGCGGCGTAATCAAGCCATCCAATCCACCAGTTTCCATTGGTATTACTCCACCGGAGAACCCAATCGCAGGAAATCTATGGTGGAATTCCGAAGATGGGCGTATGTACATCTACTATGTTGATGAAGATTCAGCACAGTGGGTACAAACTAACCCAGGTAACAAAGATAATGAGAGGAGTAACTGATGGCGAACCTATTAGACCAGCTTGGGCAACGCAATGTTGTCCGTGTTATCTCAAACGGTGTTCCATCTTCTCTTGAAGGGCTAACTGATACCGATTTTAGTGGTATTGGTACCGGATCAGTTCCAGTCTGGAATGGAGAAATCTTCACACCTAAGGTTGATGACTGCACCCTTCCAAGTTCTACTTGTATTCTTACAGTAGATCCAGAGACAAAAAACACAGGTTTCACAGATACTCTTGATGGGGGTAGCTTCTAATGGCTAAACCATCTTCCAGACAAGAGTTAGTAGACTACGCTCTAAGGCGTCTAGGTGCCCCTGTATTAGAAATCAACGTTGCAGATGAGCAACTGGATGATATTCTTGACGACACCATCCAGCACTTCCAGGAGAGGCACTACGATGGCGTTATCCGTACTTATCTAAAGTACGCCTTTACCGAGGAGGATATCAATCGCGGTAATGATTTCGATCCATTTACTAACCCACAACTATCATCAGCATCTCAAACATATGCTGGTGACGTTGGTGTAACTACTAACACCTATATTGAAAACTCAAATTACATTCAGATTCCCGATCATATCATCGGAATCGAGAAAGTAATGGTTCCACCCGAAGCAACTGGATCCGCTTCACTTGGAATACCCGGTTTGGGTATCCTAGGTCCTGGTGCCGCTGTCCCCTATGCTGGCGGTATTGGTGGTGTTATGAGTGGTATGGGTATGTTTGGCGGTGGTGGTCTAACCGACTACTATATGACTAAGCAATGGTTTGAAACATACAACTTTATGTTCAATCCTTCTGCTCCCATTCGTTTCAACAAGCGTATGGATAGATTATACCTAGATATAAACTGGAATCGCCTTTCTGCGGGTGATGTTATTGTAATTGAGTGCTATAGAGCACTTGATCCTGAGCATTTCTGCCAGGTATACAATGACAGTTGGGTAAAGAAGTACCTAGTTGCTGCTATCAAGAAGCAATGGGGTCAGAACCTAATCAAGTTTAGGGGAGTAAAGCTACCTGGCGGTATCGAAATGAACGGCAGAGAGATATATGATGATGGCGTAAAAGAGCTTGAAGAAATCAAGCAGGATATGTCTAGTGCATACGAACTTCCACCTCTCGACTTTATTGGCTGAATAAAATGGTCGTCAATCCCTTCTTTCTTCACGGCTCAACTTCTGAGCAAAATCTCGTACAGGATCTGATCAACGAACAGATCCGTATGCACGGGATGGATGTTTTTTACATTCCTAGAGAGTTTGTAAGGGATGCGTCCATTATGAGGGAGATTACATCTTCCGAGTTCAGGTCCTATTTTGTTATTGAGTCCTACCTCAATAACTTTGATGGGTATGGTGGTCAGGGCGACATTATGTCCAAATTTGGTATCCAAGTAAAGGACGAAGTCACCCTGACCATATCCCGAGAGAGATATGAGAACTATATTGCGCCATTTATGAATTCAAGGATGCTATTCTTGATGGCGTCTAAGATAAACGACAATACATTACCAACAATCCACAGACCTAGAGAGGGGGACTTAATATACTTCCCACTAGGCAGAAGACTTTTTGAGATCAAATTTGTAGAGCACGAGCAGCCATTCTATCAGTTAGGCACCGGCTATACATACGAATTGCAGTGTGAGCTATTCGAATACGAGGATGAAGTACTAGAAACTACGATTGATGAGATCGATAGTACCATTCTAAGCAAAGGATATATCACAACATTAGATTTAGTACCTCTTTCCAATAGAGCAGAGGTAGAAGTTGGCTTGGGAACAGGATATATCAAAGAAATTAAGATACTAAATGAAGGAAATAACTATACATCAACCCCAACTATTGTAATTGATCCACCCGAAGTTGGTATTGATCCAGACGTTGTTGCTCTACTTACTGCCCCAGATACCAATATCGATACCCCTGCAATCAAGCAATTGATCGTATTCAATAGTGGTGCTGGTTACTCCGAGGCACCACGCGTCATCGCTAAGGGTGGTGGTGGAACTGGTTCCATCATTAGAGCTGGTCTTGGTACTGGTTTTGGTGTTGTTGAGCTAACAGTTACCGAGAGCGGTGCTGGTTACTCCGAGGATGCTGATATCATCATCTATGATGCTAATAATAACATCGTAGCTCAGGGCTTAGCACTAACTAATGGTAATAAGATTGCTAAGGCAGTCATTACAAACCCAGGTGAGAACTTGGATGAGAGTGCTTTTGCTGTTGTATCTGAGCCTGCAATGGCTGGTGAAGGCACCTATAAGTACAATGAGATTATCGTTGGTAAGTCATCTGGTACCAGAGCACGTGTCCGTGGATGGGATCAAACCACGATGCAGTTACAGATCACCAACCTAGATCCAGAAGCTGATACCGTATTCTTCACACCAAGCGAGACAATCGTTGGTGAGACCAGTGGTGCTAAGTATTCAGTCAAGAGTTACAGTGAAGATCAGACAATTCAGGATGCTTACTCACAGAATGATGAGATTGAAGACATCGCTGACGTTGTTGTAGACAAGACGGAATTCAACCAATTCTCCCCAGAATCATTCCGCATTGAAGAAGAAGATTTCAATCCAGAAGACCCGTTTGGCGAAATGTGATAAATATATAATATTATATCTATCACTAGGTAACTATTGTGGGCGAGTATTTTTATCACGAAATCTTCAAGCGAACAATTGTCGGCTTCGGCAACTTGTTCAGGGATATGCGTATCCAGAGGGTGGATAAAAAGCAGAACGTCATAAACGAAATGAAGGTCCCTCTTGCATATGGACCTATACAGAAGTTTTTGGCTAGGCTTGAGCAGCAGGCAGAGTTAGATCAGCCTACTCAACTCACGCTACCTAGAATGTCTTTTGAAATGACTTCCCTCAGTTATGATGGAACCAGAAAGACTCAGCCCACAAAAATGTTCAAAACCACCGATCAAGGTGAGAAACTACAAAAGGTATACCTACCGGTACCTTACAATGTAGGTATTGAGATGAACATTATGGCGAAAATGAATGAGGATGCTCTACAAATCGTTGAGCAGATTCTTCCTTATTTTCAACCATCATTCAATATCACAGTAGATTTAGTAGATACTATTGGTGAAAAGAGGGACATTCCCATTGTTTTAGACTCAATTACCTTTAGTGATGACTATGAAGGTGACTTCTCTACGAGAAGACTTTTACTATATACTTTGAACTTTACAGCCAAGACCTATCTATTTGGTCCTGTGGACGATACTGGCGACGGTCTCATCCGCAAGGTACAGGTTGATTATCATATGGACACAAAGCGTACTGCTCCAAGAGAGGTTCGCTATACTGTTCAACCAGACCCAATCGATGCTGGTCCAGATGATGATTTTGGTTTCAGTGAGGAGACAGTAGTTTACTACGACTCCAAAGTTTATAGTCCTACACAAAATGAGGATTACACCCCATGAGTAACTTTGATTCCATCGATGAGGCTCTGGATATAGAGTCAAGTGCTGCTCCTACACCGAAGCATCACGACTTAGTTAATGTAACTGATGAAACTTCCATAGAAAAATCATCAGGTAAATCTACTATGTCCGACAAACAAAAAGATTATGAGTACTCACGTGCTCAGCTATACAGCCTAATCGAAAAGGGGCAGGAAGCCGTCAACGGTGCCTTAGAGCTTGCTAATGAGGGCGACAGTGCTCGCTCATATGAAGTAGCAATCAACGGCATCAAGAACGTCTCAGAGGTCGCTGAAAAGCTCATTGACCTTCAAAAGAAACTCAAAGACATTGATGCTGAAAACATCACTAACAATCAAACAAATGTCACCAATAACTCCGTCTTTGTTGGGTCAACTTCTGATTTGCAGAAAATGATCAAAGAGGGAATTATGTCTAATAAACTACCTGAGGTTTGAACAATGGCTAAAGAAAAGAAAGAAAAGCGCTGTAAAGAGTGTGAAGGTATGGGAGACGACTGTAAGTGTCCCAAGAAAGCCAAGAAAGGTTATTATGGTCTAGAAGATCATAGTGACGACCACGGTATGGATCCAGACTCCCCAATTGAATCATCCGGTGAAGGTGGTGGTATGTCCGAAGCCATCAAGATGCCTAAGGAACCTACCGATGCAGACAAGTCAATGCAGGGTATGTCTTCAGAGAAGAAAAAGAAGAATCTTGATTCATTCCGAGCTGCTGCTGCTGATGCTAAGAAGCGTCAAGGCGACAAAGACCGTAAGGATGAGTTAGCAGTTCAGCGTATGCGTAAGGGCGTTCGTTTCTATGATGCTAAGGGATCTGGGTATCTAAAAGGTGGTAAAAAGACTTACGACTAAATAATCACAGAAAGGTAATATAATTTCGGACGACAATATATGTCGTCGATACCGTCTGGTATAACCTTTCGAATCATTTTATTAAATCCTGTTATTAGATATGGCTAAGAAGAAGGGTCTATGGGATAATATCCACGCTAAACGTAAGCGCGGTGAATCCCCCGCCAAAAAGGGCAGCAAAGATTATCCAGAGACACTTGACATTGGTGAAGGTCTAAAGAAAGCTCGCAAGAATGTGGGTGCCGATACCTGTTGGGATGGATATAAAGCCAAAGGTACTAAAAAGAAAGACGGTAAAGAAGTTCCCAATTGCGTGAAGGAGGGTAAGTCTTTCGCTGAGTTTTGTGCTGAAGGTAAGTCACGTATTGAGACTGACCCAGACTATAGAAAAAGATTTAAAGCTTTAGCTGATAACTTCGCAGATAAGCGTAAGGAGCAGACAAAGGCAAAGATGAAGAAGGAATCCGTAGAGATCCTTGATGCTGATGGTAATAAGTTTGCTGAGGTTGTAGATCTAATTCAACCCGAACCTATGACCGGATGGCGTCAGCAGATGGCTACGGAGGGATATAAGGACCTTCCTAAGCGTAAGATGGGTATGAAGGCAGGAAAGAAGATTCTCTCCGCTGTGAAGCACGCAGCGACGTCTGGTGCGGCTGGTGAAGGAACCATAGAAGATCAGATCAGTATGCAGAAGGCTGAGAAGAAAGCCAAACAAGCTGATACGATTCACTCCAAAGCCAAAAACCACAGTGAGCCATTATCCAAAATGAAGTCTTTGAAGAATAAACTCAAAGGTAAGTTGAAGGAGGATTGGTCAAAAAAGAATAAGGGCGATAAGGTAGATGGTATGGGTAAAGACTCCATCAAAGCTTATCGCCGCGAGAATCCAGGTTCTAAATTGCAGGGTGCTGTAACAGGTAATCCAAAAAAGGGCAGTAAGGATGCCGACAGAAGAAAAAACTACTGTGACCGATCAAAAGGTCAGCAGGATATGCACAATATAGACTGTAGTAGTACACCCGACAAGCCTATCTGTAAGGCTCGTAAAAGGTGGAAATGCTGAAACTCCCATAAATGTAGCATATGGGGTAGTCGATTACTATAATTAGTAGAAATCACTACTGATGAAATGAATATTCTATTCACAGCATTGCAGCACACTTGGTTCCTAGGTCTCCTATGTTACCTACTCATAGTAATCCCAGTTTTGGGACTTATCTTGATTACACCACATAAGTAACGTTATGTTATGTGAGATGAGTAAATAGAGTATGGTATCGGTTACTACAATGAACGCACCAACATTATTCGCAGTCTACGGCGCGGCAGTTTTTACAGCTATCCTAGTCAAATTTTCTAGGCAATAAATAAAACATAGAAGTAATATAATGGTCCACTGATGGCAAGCAATGAGAACTATGTACGCTACGATGCCGACGGCAATCCAGTAGTTCCCCAGCCAGGGTCAACACAAGACACCTCAGACCCAGGTCTGGGGTGGGACTCCAAACCATACAAGAATTTTAATGCGGATTACGTCGCAAGAGATGCTGACGACAATCCAAGAACCCCCCTACCGTATGTTCCTCACGGAGAAGGAAACCAGATCGTTCCAAAGGACGAGTACGTGCGAATGGATGAGGACAATGACCCAGTCGTTTCGCCCGGTCCATTGGTTCCAGGTACTGCTGGTCAAATATTTGCCCCAGACGGTTTAGTTGTCGGCAGAGTCATTTATGCTGTAGCCTCGCAGTTTAGTGGTGGAGTTCCACCTGTTACATATGAGGCACAGCTCCAAAGAGAAACTTCACCTGGAGTATGGGAAGGCTTCACTCCTTGGGTAATTGCTGTAGCTGCTCAAAGGGAGTTGTCCACCAATGAACAGGGGATGAGGATCAGAGCTAACACCCGTATTAGTGATAGAGACAACACAACCCCAGTCATTATTCCTGGTACCGCAACTTCAATACAAGTTCAGCCTAAAATGACTAAGGCTGCGAATGGTACCCTTACCGGAACTGGTCTGGTTGGGAGCACAATAACTCAAACCGAGTCAACTATTATTGGTGGAATTGGACCATATACGAAAGCATATGAATGGATAAGGAGGAAAACTGGTGCTCCCTCCAATACCTTTAGGCGTTTTGGTGCTGCAAATGGTCTAACTTATGTTGTCCAGGAGGATGATATTGGGTTTGATATTAGAGGTAGAACTAGATGGGTAGACTCCTTTGGTTTTGCTCACTCAGTAGCTGCTTCTCCTAGTTTCATTACGATAGTAGAATAATAAAAGGCTCCTACATAACATAGGAGCTTTTTTATTATGGCTGATACCCAGTACCTTGGTAACCCCAATCTAAAGAAGACGAACGTACCTGTTCAGTTCACAAGAGAACAGGTGATGGAGTTTATCAGGTGCAAAGAAGATCCCATTTATTTTGCTCTGAATTATATTAAGATTGTATCTCTTGACCACGGTGTTATTCCGTTCAAGTTGTATGACTTCCAGCAAGATCTTATTAGAAGTTTCCACGAGAAGAGATTTACTATCTGTAAAATGCCTCGTCAGACGGGTAAGTCTACCACTTGCGTTGCATTCCTACTACACTATCTAATTTTCAACGACAACGTTACTATTGGTATCCTAGCTAACAAAGCGTCCACTGCGAGAGAGATTCTTGGACGTTTGCAGTTGGCTTATGAGAACTTACCTCAATGGATGCAGCACGGTATTATCTCCTGGAACAAAGGTTCTGTTGAACTTGAGAATGGTTCCACTATCCTAGCTGCTTCTACATCAGCGTCTGCCGTTCGTGGTATGTCGTTCAACATCATCTTCTTGGACGAATTTGCGTTCGTTCAAAACAACATTGCTGATGCGTTCTTCGCTTCTGTATATCCAACCATTACTTCTGGTAAGTCAACGAAGGTTATTATCGTTTCTACCCCACACGGTATGAACCACTTCTACCGAATGTGGCACGATGCTGAGAAGGGAAAGAATGACTACAATCCAATTGAGGTTCACTGGTCGCAGGTTCCTGGTAGGGATGACGTGTGGAAAGAGACCACTATCAAAAACACGAGTGAAGAGCAGTTCAAGGTTGAGTTTGAGTGTGAGTTCATTGGATCTGTTGATACTCTAATCTCACCATCAGCCCTACGTGCGATGGAATATAGGAATCCAGACAGCTCAAACGACAACTTTGATGTGTATTATGAACCACAAGAGGGGCATCGTTATATGATAACAGCCGACGTTGCTCGCGGCGTTGGTAAAGATTATTCTGCCTTCATTGTGTTTGATACAACATCATTCCCATACAAAGTAGTAGCTAAGTATAAGGATAATGAGATCAAGCCGATGGTATTTCCTGGCGTCATCAATAAGACAGCTAAGGCATACAATATGGCTCACGTCCTTATTGAAGTCAATGATATTGGTGATCAGGTTGCATCTATCCTCAACTACGATCTAGAATATCCAAATGTAATGATGTGTGCGATGAGAGGTCGTGCTGGTCAGCAGCTTGGCTCTGGTTTCAGTGGAACCAAGACTCAACTAGGCGTCAAAATGAGTGTAGCTACTAAGAAGCTAGGTTGCTCCAACTTGAAGGCATTGGTAGAAGAACGCAAGTTGATGTTTGAAGATTTCAATATTGTACAAGAGCTAACAACTTTCATTTCTAGGAACAACTCATATGCCGCAGAAGACGGATGTAATGATGACCTTGCTATGTGTATGGTTATTTTCTCTTGGGCAGTAGCGCAAGATTTCTTCCGCGAGATGACGGACAATGATGTTCGCAAAGAGATTTATAATGAAAAAGAAAACCAAATCGAACAGGATATGGCTCCTTTCGGTTTTATGAATGATGGAACAGAGGATGAGAGTTTCGTTGGTAGCGATGGAACTATCTGGTCTACGACAGAAACTAGTGAGTATGGGTCTAGCAGTTATATGTGGGACTATATGTAATTACGTCTCAAAATCTATATTCCTATAAATATTTTTAGATTATTCGGACTTTAACCAGGGAGACTAAGATGCCTGTAAATTTAGCATCGCCCGGAGTACTAGTCAGAGAGGTTGACCTTACGCTCGGTCAGGTGCAAACCTCTTCTGATAAGACCGGAGCTATTGTTGCCTCTTTCGCAAGAGGACCCGTAGATGAGCCTGTACTAATCGCCAGTGAGAACGAACTCTTAGAAGTTTTCGGACAACCTTCTTCTACTGATAGACAGTACGAGGGATGGCTAACCATCTCCTCATACCTCGCCTACGGCGGTATTATGCAGGTGGTGCGTTCAGACAACGATGAGATTTCAAATAGTTTTGCTGGCGCCGGTACAACATCTATCAAAATTAAAAGCTTGGAGGACTACAATGCCCTCGGCTATGATGAAAATATCATTCCAGGATACACAATTATTTCCAGAAACCCCGGTTCTTGGGCTAATGGTGTAAAGGTTGCATTCATCGACGGAAGAGCAGATCAAATCTTCAGCAGCGTTGACCTCGTAAACGCAGGAAGAGATGTTGAAGTGGGAATGGGTGTTATCCAATCCATCAGCAAGGTTGCTGCTGGTGCAGGTACAACTCAGCTAGTAGAAGGAAACCTAAAAGGTATCATTACTGGTATTTCAACAGCTAAGTCAGAGCTAGAGGTAAAGGTCCTAGGATTTACTCCAGCATCTGGTCCTAATGCAGGTGTATTATCTGATGTTGATTATCAGCAAGGTGGTACTTGGTCATTCACTGATGGTGATTTCGACGTTTACTCCCAGGTTGGTCTAATCACAGCAGTATCCAGCGTTGCTCCAATCGATTGGTTCGATGAGCAGACTGTATCACTTCAAGGTGGTCGCGTAGAAGTTTCTTGGAACTCCATCGCCAACCGCCCAACAACAACCGAGTTCGCACGTTCACGCAACTCACGCTTCGATGAAGTTCACGTTGTTATCTTTGACGACACCGGAGAAGTAACAGGTAATGCTGGTACTATCCTAGAAAAGAATATCGGTATCTCCAAAGGAAGAGACGCAGAATTCTCAGTAGGTACTCCTTCATACTGGAGAAAGCATCTAGCAAATACCTCTAGCTACGCTTTTGGTGGTTCAGAGCCCGAGGGTACTATTCCTCTTGCGTTTGAGGCAGAAGGTAACGGATTCCGCCCTGAGACTGGTGGTTCTTGGGATCAACAGACTCGTAACATCATCTTCTTTGGTTGTGGAAACCTACAGCTCATCCTAGAAAATGGTAAGAACTACGACGGACTCACCGATATTGATCTTCCTGGCGCACTTCGCGTTTCTGTTGGTGATATCGCCGCTGGTTACGACAACTTCGAATCAGATGACGAGACAAGCGTTGACTTCCTACTAATGGGTTCATCAGCATACAGTGCTGCTGAGTCACAGTCACTAGCTAATAAGATCATCGGCATTGCAGAGCAACGTCGTGATGCACTAGCGTTTGTATCTCCATACCGCGCTTCACAGATCACCGATTCCGGTGCTGGTGCCCAGGTTACTATCTCCTCTGAGCAAGTAACAAACAACCTAATCAACTACTACTCTACTGTAGCTTCTAGCTCCTACGCGATCCTAGATACTGGCTACAAGTATATGTACGATCGTTTTGCAGACAAGTTCCGCTATGTTCCCCTAAACGGAGACATCGCTGGTTGCTGTGCCCGTACCGATCAGGTCGCATTCCCTTGGTTCTCCCCCGCTGGAACAACCCGTGGTGCTATCCTCAACGGTGTTCGCTTAGCATACAACCCAACTCAGTCCCAAAGAGACCGTCTCTACTCCGCTAGAATCAACCCAGTCATCTTCTCCAATGATGTTGGTGGTATTGTTCTATTCGGTGATAAGACAGCCCTCAGTGCTTCCTCAGCCTTCGATAGGATCAACGTTCGCCGTTTGTTCATCTACATCGAAGAGGCTATCACAGCCGCAGCACAGGATCAACTATTCGAATTCAACGATGAAGTAACCCGTACCAACTTCGTCAACATCGTAGAGCCTTTCCTCCGCGACGTTGAGTCTAAGCGTGGTATCACTGATTTCATTGTTGTTTGCGACGAGACAAACAACACTCCAGCGGTAGTTGACCGTAACGAGTTTGTTGCAGACATCTTCGTCAAGCCCACCCGCTCTATCAACTTTATCGGTCTAACCTTCGTTGCTACCCGTACTGGCGTCAGCTTTGAAGAAGTAGTCGGAACTGTTTGATCGCTATAACTACCTAAGGAGAAACCAAAATGGCAAGTACAAGAAAGCAGGTAGAGTCCCCAGTATTGAGGACTATTAGCGACTTCAAAGCAAAAATGACTGGTGGCGGTGCTCGCCCCAATCTATTTGAAGTTGTTCTTCAGTTCCCTCTCTCAGCACCTACCGATACAGATACACTACAGAAGTCACGCTTCCTAGTCAAGGCAGCAGCTCTTCCAGCTTCAAACATTACACCTATCGAAGTTCCCTTCCGTGGGCGTACATTGAAGATTGCAGGAGACCGCACCTTCGACACCTGGACAATCACAGTCCTAAACGACACCGACTTCGCCATCCGTTCTGCTTTTGAGAACTGGATGAACACAATGAACAAGATGGAGGATGCTACAGGCACCCAGGATCCCGCAGACTATCAGTCTGACGCATATGTCTACCAGCTAGACCGCGACGGCTCCACGCTCCGTACATACCGCTTCCACGACGTGTTCCCAACGAACATCTCAACCATCGACCTCAACTACGAGACAACTGATACTATTCAGGAGTTCACCGTGGAAATGCAGGTTCAGTGGTGGGAAGCTATCAAGGGCTCAGGTCCAAACGCAGGTGGCGTGGATATCTTCTGATTCCGAATCACAACAACGAGAGACCCCGAAAGGGGTCTTTTTTTGTGCATATAAATATAAGTGTAAGAAAGGTATACACCCAACTTTTATTATTATGAGTAGACTTTTTGGTTTCTCAATTGAAGACTCCGACATTCAACGTCCCGGATCTATTAGCCCAGTACCAGAGAACAACTCTGATGGTGTGGACTATTATTCTGCTGGCGGGTTTGGCGGGACTCACGTTGACATTGAGGGTGTTTATAGAACTGAGTATGAGCTAATTCGCAGATATCGCGAGATGGCTCTCTATCCTGAAGTGGATAGCGCCATTGAAGATATTGTAAATGAAGCAATTGTTAGTGACCTTTATGAGTCACCAGTACAGGTAGAGCTAAGCAATGTAAATGCTAGTGAGAAGGTCAAGAACATTATTCGTGATGAGTTCAAGTACATCAAAGAACTATTGGACTTTGATAAGCGCTCTCACGAGATCTTCCGCAACTGGTACATTGACGGGCGCCTACATTATCTCAAAGTTATTGACTTTGAGAAGCCCCAAGACGGCATCATGGATCTCAGATATATTGATCCAATGAAAATCAAGTTTGTTCGCAAACTAAATGATAAAGCCGCCGACACTCGTGCAACGCAAGTTCTAACGGTCAACAATACAGGTAGAAACATCCCCAACGCTAGGAATGATCAATTCAGCCAAGCGATGGATGAGTACTATGTTTATACTCCATCAGCCAACTCTGCAACGGGCTACAACGCCCCATTCAGCAGTAACAGCTCTGGAAGTATAAAGATTGCTAAAGACTCCATAGCCTACTGTAACTCAGGTCTGGTGGATAGGAACAATCAGACAACCTTGTCTTGGTTGCACAAGAGTATCAGATCCTTGAATCAACTCAAGATGATCGAAGACTCTATCGTGATCTATCGCTTGTCCCGTGCTCCAGAACGTCGTATTTTCTATATTGACGTTGGTAATTTGCCGAAAGTGAAGGCAGAGCAATACCTACAGCAGGTAATGCAACGTTATAGAAACAAGATGAGCTATAACGCAGCAACTGGTGAGGTAAAGAGTGATAAGAAAGTAATGTCTATGCTAGAAGATTTCTGGCTACCCCGCCGTGAGGGCGGTCGTGGTACTGAGATCTCTACTCTCCCCGGCGGACAGAACCTCGGTGAGATTACGGACCTAGAGTATTTCCGTAGCAAGGTGTATGACTCACTAAACGTTCCTAGTTCACGTCAGCCTGGTGGTAGCGAAGGCTTCAATATGGGACGCTCAACTGAAATCCTTCGTGATGAAGTTAAGTTTTCCAAGTTCGTAGCTCGTCTACGTAAGCGCTTTGCAAACCTATTCAGTGATCTACTAAGAACACAACTCATCCTAAAGAACATCATTACTCCTGATGATTGGGAAGAAATCAAGGATAACATCCAGTATGACTTCCTATACGACAACCATTTTGCTGAACTCAAAGATACTGAGTTGATGCAAGAACGTCTAAACCTACTAGCACAAGCTGAGCCTTATGTTGGTAAGTACTACTCACAAGAATATGTGAGAACCAAGATCCTACGTCAGACTGACGGTGAGATCAAGGAGCAAGACGAACAGATCGAAAAGGAGATTGAGGATGGTGTAATTCCTGATCCATCTACTTTAGATCCAATCACTGGTGAGCCTCTACCAGCAATGGGAGAGGGGGATCCAGCAGGAGCAATGGCTGATATGGCTGGCGCTGCTGCTGATATCAACGGAGCCGCAGGTGCCGTTCCAACCGATCCAGCACCCCCCAAACTACCTAAGAGTGGTGAGGGAGAAATTTAATCCCTACTAAATAACTACATATTTCCTCTTTTGTCATGAACGCAAACATTATTGACGCCATTGTTGCTGGCGAAACGCCATCATCAATCAGCCAAGAAATTAAAGATGTTCTTTATTCAAAGGCGGCTGAGAGAGTTGATGACTACCGTCAGGTAGCGGCAACACGACTATTTGCTGGAGACAGCGAAGAGGGCTCTGAGACTATTGAGGATGAGGAAGCATGATCAAAGTAGTATTTTCTGAAGTTGATTCTCCAACTACAAGAGAAGACTCCATTGATTGTGGGCGTACAACTTGTGTAAGAGCGGTCAACGTCTCTAAGGCACCCCATAAACTTTTTATTGTTGACGGGGAAAACCAAACTTCCATAACTGTATCTGTGAACGAAAGCATTCAACTAAAGAAAGCTGTATCTGCAACAGTATACGCAACGTCGGAATCAGTCCGCATCTCAGGAGTAAGCATTTACTAAAATGAAACTAATCACAGAAGAAATTAACAAGGTTGAATTTATTGTAGAGGAAGTCGGCGGTAAAAAGTCGATGTTCATTGAGGGAGTATTCCTTCAGACTGAGCAACCTAATCGCAATAATAGGGTGTACAAGCGCAACGTTATGGAGCGCGAAGTTGCTCGATATACAGAGCAGTACATCAATAATGGTCGCGCTTTAGGTGAATTGGGTCATCCCGATGGACCTACAGTAAACCTTGACCGTGTATCACACAAGATTGTTTCTCTCCGTCAGGAAGGAAACAACTTTATTGGTAAAGCCAAGCTTCTAGAAACCCCTATGGGTAAGATAGCCAAGAACCTTATTGATGAGGGGGTTACTCTTGGCGTTTCTTCTCGTGGTATTGGATCATTATCCGAAACACGTGGCGGTTACAAGCTCGTTGGTGAAGATTTTATGCTCGCCACCGCTGCTGATATTGTAGCTGATCCAAGTGCGCCTGATGCTTTTGTTCAAGGCATTATGGAAGGCAAAGAGTGGGTTTATGTGAACGGCACTCTAAAAGAACAACAGATCGATGCCATCCAGTCTACTATCGAAAAGGCAGTAGCAGCAAGAGATCTACAAGAAAAGAAAATTGAGCTATTCAGCCAATTTTTGTCCAATCTATAAATCGTATAAATAAATATAGATTTATACAGTTTATAGATCATTTTACTCGTCGGTAGCAACTAATTTTTACAAGACATGGAAAACGTAGTAACGAAAGGTGCTAAGGCTGCTGAACCAATGGAAAAGGTTCCAACCAGCGTAGTTCCCGGACAATCAATTACAGATCTCGGTGGTCCAACCCCCGAGAACTATACTAATGAACCGGACGGTCCTGCAAAGCTCAACGATGCCGCTGCTCCCCTTAAGCAAGTTAAGGATGTAGTAAATAAAGGTGCCGCAGCAGCAGATGGTATGGAAAAGGTAGACGCTAAAGTAGTTCCTGGCGGCAACGCTGGTGGTTCTACTGATAGTCGCTCTGCTGGTTCATCAGCCGAAAAGGTACCCGCTTCAGTAGTCCCAGGCTCTACCCGCAAGGAAGAGACTGAGGTCGAATCAGAAGAAATCATTTCCGAACAGGATCTTGAGATCGCTGAATTTGATATTGAAGAGGACGTTACTGCCCTTCTAAGTGGTGAGGATCTCTCTGAAGAGTTCCAGAGCAAAGCTCGCACCATCTTCGAAGCCGCTATCCGTAACAAAGTCGCTATCGTCAAAGAAGAGCTACAAGCAACATACGAAGAGAAGCTAGTTGAAGAACTATCTGCTGTTCGTTCAAGCCTAAGTGAGCGTGTAGACGCTTACCTAGAGTACGTAGCTGACGAGTGGATGGCTGAAAATGCTATCGCCGTCGAACATGGTCTCCGCACCGAAATGACCGAGTCATTCCTACAAGGTATGCACTCACTATTCTCAGAGCACTACGTTGCTATTCCTGAGGAGCGTTTCGACGTGGTTGAGTCCATGGTTGAAAAACTTGATGAAATGGAATCAAAGCTCAACGAGCAGATCGAGCGTAACGTCGGACTAAACAATCGTTTAGGCACCGTTGTTGCAGAAGGAATCTTCTTTGAAGTTTCCGAGGGACTAGCTGAAACCCAAAAGGACAAGCTATCCGCCCTTGCTGAATCTGTTGAGTTTGATAGTGAAACAGGTTATCGCGAGAAGCTAGAATCGCTAAAGGAAAGCTATTTCCCTAGCCGTAATACTACCGTCTCGACAAGAAACAGTGTCGAGGACCTAACCGAAGAAGTCGGTACATCTGAAGCGAAGCACACTGATGTTTCTGGTTCAATGATGTCATATTTACAAGCTCTCGACAGAGTTTCTAAAAAGTGAATTTTAGATCATTAGATCAAACTTACCATTTTTCACCAAAAAGGATTATCCCCAATGTATAACAACGCAAACGCCGAACAACTAATGGAGAAGTGGTCTCCTGTATTGGACCACGAAGGTGGTATCAAGGACGCTCATAAGCGTGCAGTAACCGCACAACTCCTTGAGAACCAGGAAGTCGCCATCTCCGAAGAGCGTGCTTTCCTCTCCGAAACACCAATCACAACACAGTCCGCAGCCGGTGCCGCTGGTTTCTCTGCTAACGCAGCAGCAGAAGGTCCAGTAGCTGGTTTCGATCCTGTTCTAATCAGCCTCATCCGTCGTTCAATGCCTAACCTAATGGCATACGACCTATGTGGTGTTCAGCCAATGAACGGTCCTACAGGTCTAATCTTCGCAATGCGTAGCCGCTACGAAGGTCAGAATGGTCCTGAGACCTTCTACAACGAAGTCGATTCTGCTTATTCAGGCGGTCCTCAGGACGGCTCTGCACTCTACGTTCAAAACAGCGAGAGCGTTGAAGTCGGTCTAGGAACCACCGGTACCCAGCGTGGTACTAACCCCGGTCTATTGAACCCAACAACAGGTGCTCCTCTAAACCAGCAAGAGTATAACGCTGGTCAAGGCATGGGCACATGGGAAGCTGAGGCACTCGGCACCCCAACTGGCGAAGAGTTCCGCGAAATGGGCTTCTCAATCGAGAAGGTCACTGTTACTGCTAAGAGCCGTGCGCTCAAGGCTCAGTACAGCATGGAGCTTGCACAAGACCTCAAGGCTATCCACGGTCTAAATGCAGAAGCTGAGCTAGCTAACATCCTCTCCTCTGAGATCCTAGCTGAAATCAACCGCGAAGTTGTCCGTACAATCTACAAGACAGCCGTTCCTGGTGCTCAAGCTAACGTTGCAACCAAGGGCATCTTTGACCTTGACGTTGACTCCAACGGTCGTTGGTCAGTTGAGAAGTTCAAGGGTCTTATTTTCCAGATGGAAAGAGACGCTAACGCAATCGCGCAGCAAACACGTCGCGGGAAGGGCAACATCATCGTCTGTTCAGCAGACGTTGCATCCGCTCTAACCATGGCTGGTGTACTTGATTACACCCCTGCACTCAACGCTAACCTCAACGTTGACGACACCGGCAACACCTTCGCTGGTACACTACAAGGCAAGTACAAGGTCTACATCGATCCTTATGCCGCTAACGTATCCTCACAGCAGTACTACGTTATGGGCTACAAAGGTTCTTCACCTTATGACGCTGGTCTATTCTACTGCCCTTACGTTCCTCTTCAGATGGTTCGTGCAGTTGGTCAGGACAGCTTCCAGCCTCGTATCGGCTTCAAGACCCGCTACGGCATGGTCGCTAACCCCTTCGCAGAAGGCGCAGCCGATCCTCTCCTAGGTGGTGGTGGTCTCGGACGTTTGGCTACAAACACCAACGTCTACTACCGTCGCGTTCAGGTTGCAAACCTAATGTGATACACTGCCCCCTTCGGGGGGCACCCAACCTTTCCAAAAACTCCGACGAGTTTAAGACCTCCCAGCAATGGGGGGTCTTTTTTTTGTCTCTAAATATAGATGAAGCAACTGGTGACGATGTGCCCAACATTTATTATAAACAACTAGGTAATAGGAACTATATGAGTCCTATTGGTTTTGATTTCAGTATTGCTAGATTCCCAAAGGTTTCTTTTTTCAGTAATAGTGCTTCTATTCCAGAAATCTCAATTGGTGGTGCAGAGCAAGCAAACTACCTCAAGTCACTGATGCACCCAGGTGATCGTGTTGAGTATGGTGAGCTACCCATCCAGTTCTTAGTAGACGAGGATATGCTGAACTATACACTGATCCACAACTGGATCACAGGTCTTGGTTTCCCCGAGTCAATGCAGCAGTTTGTTGATTGGACCACTGACGAAACTGGACAAAGAGACTTGAAATTACAGTATAGTGATGCTACACTCAAGGTGCTCAACAGCAATTACAACACAATTGCTCAAGTAAAGTTCTGGGACCTATACCCAACTACTCTATCTACACTTGAATTTACAGCAACAGATACAGATATCAACTATCTAACTGCTAATGTAACATTCAACTATCTGTACTTCCAGATTTTAGATAAAGATGGTAAGGAACTATCCCCTGACTATGTAAACCAAGCATTGTTGCGATGAATCTAGAAAAAATCCAGGAAATGTGGGAAGTAGATTCCCGTATGGATATGGATAACCTACACGATGAATCATTGAAGATTCCACAGCTACACCAAAAGTACTACACACTGTATACGACTATCAAGTTGTTGAAGACTAAAAGTTTAGATACTCTAAACAAGACACGACTTGACCGGTATAACTATTACAGTGGTAAAGCACCGGCTGAAGCTTACGTTGAGGAGCCATTTCCATATAAAGTTCGAGACAAAGAATCAATGTCTCTTCATCTCAACTCAGATGAGAAGCTATCCAAGATCAGACTCAAGGTAGAGTATTATGATGTAATGCTTGATTACTTAGAGGACATCCTACGTATGATTCATAATCGTGGATATCAGATTAAGAATAGCGTTGACTATCTCAAGTTCCAAGCAGGTATGGGTATGTAATGGAAGAAAACACACCGGACTACACGTTCGATATGGACATCGCACAAATAAGACT